ATCAGCAGGGGGCTACGATAAGAGCCTCATACGCATTAAAATCCCACTTATAAAACACTTGATATGTGTGTAAAAGAAATCATAAGGAACCTTGCAGAGTTACGAGATGGTAACAATGAGATTATTCCTGTCTATAGGATGCTGGGACTGGATGAAATATCTGAAATACTACAATATAATGATAATACCGAGGAAATAAGAGCTGCAATATTAAAACAAACAAATTTTATAAATAAAAAAAATCAATTAACATGAAAACGTTTAAAGTATTTAAAGAAAAAAGTGGCGTTACCACATTGATTTCTTTTGAAAAAACAATGTATTCAATTGAACTTTTCGCATATGGAAACAACTATATGGAGTTTTGGTTGGCCCGTATTTTAGGGAAGGACAATATTGATGTTTTTATGAAAAAAATGTTGGGAAATAGGGAGTATGATCTAGAAAACTCGCATCTTGCTATTAGTGCAATGAGCATGCTCACTGAAGATTATAAAATGTGGGTGAATAAATTTATAAAAGCATTTAGTAAATACGGCTCATTTCATGATCCTTTATGGATTGACAAAAGCATAGACTTAAGACGTTCAGCTTTAAACAAAACATGCGCATTCAGCCTTAAGCTTAATGATCATAATGGTAGTGATACAAAAAAAGAGTATAGGTTCAACTTTGAATTTCAAAAAACAATAAGCGCACTTCAAGCCCAACAAAGTGAAGGTGTGTTATTTGATGTATTAGCACTCCAGTCCATTCCAAATAAATTTAATTATATAACCCTTGAGGATGGTATAAAATTCTGCGATAAGATGGAAACAAATCACGACTACTGGAACCTTAATAAGCAGAGCACGAAACCAAGCAAAATCGTCCAACAATTATTTAATATAAAAGCTTTTTCCGTTTTTGGAGAAACTGAACATGAAGATCTTTTAGGGAGAATAATATCATCAACTGATTTTGAAAAACAAAAAAGAAAGAGTAAGCGGGAGTTTATGCGTGACTATGACTCCAGCAGTGAATTTAATTTAACATATGAACAATTGAATTATTACATGGACAAAGGAGCCGCTCGTCTATGGGAAATAATTGCCGGTCAACTATTGCCAAGGGAATACGACTTAAAAGAAACTACCGACATTGAGAGTATATACGGCACTCCATCTGCACCCAGCGGCATTGGTACGCTCGGTAATTCATGTATGAATAAAGAAAACAGAAGATCATACACTTGTGCAAATCAGTCTAAATTCTACAATAACCTTACGGGTGTAAGTGTTATGTATGCGGTTGAAGATGAAAAGTTAATTGGCAGAGCATTAATGTGGAAGGCACTGAAACAAAATAAACTGACCTCGGAATACACAGATGAATTTACATTTGTGGATAGAATTTATGGCTCTGAAGATTTTATATATTCAATAAGAAATTGGGCTAAAAAGAAGGGATATTATTGGAGAAAAAGCCAATCAGCAGGAAGTTATGAATTAACAAATGGCAACAATAACGATGATCCGGTAACACATTATAAAACTTTGGTGTCAAAACTTTCGTTTGGTAAAGTGAACAGAAAGGTACCGTACTTCGATACGTTCAAACATTTTAGCGTAATATCAAAAAGCAAGAATTACGCAAAGTTGCAACTATCATCTATTGAGGTTCCAGGCTCGGAGCACTCACCCGGAACCGGCGCTCAAGCTATAATATCGAGATGCTCCAATTGTAATATAATATCAGTTAAGAGTCGTCAGATTTATGCACATATAGAATCGGGTGATTCCGAACTCGCTTGTGAATTTTGCACAAACAAGTGGCATAATGAATATTATTTCAAGAATAAGAAAGACGTTAGGCTCACATTCAATTCAAAGGGTGAGAATATAATGCCAAAAATAGATCAGGCGGGAAAACTTGTAACTGTAGAAATCAATGGGAAAAAGGTATTATTCGATATAAATGACCAAAAAGGCATCAGGGAATTTTTTGAAAAGAAAACGAAAAAAGCAAGGGAAACTAATACAATTAAAACATCAATAGATTGGCAATAAAAATCAAATATATATGGAGAAATATAAAAAATTATTAGAAAGAATTTTAGAAATTCAATCTAAGACTGGGCAGGAAAAACGAATGAAGAAATTTGTTCGATCCTACATAAGGAATGAACTTGGCCTTAAGGTTACAAATGACCAAAAAGGTAATCTCTATTGCAATAAGGGGGATATGAGAAAAGGTAGACCATTTATTTTAGCTCATCTCGATACAGTTCATCAAGTTAATAAGAATGTTAAATCATTTTTTAATGGTGAGTTCTATTTTGCTTTTGATATGAAAACGATGAAGCAATATGGCGTTGGTGGTGATGATAAAGTTGGTATCTGGGGAGCACTATCAGCCCTCACAAACTTCGATAATATATCGGTGGCATTCTTTGTGGAAGAAGAAGTGGGATGTGTTGGATCAAATAGAGCGCCACTCGAAAGATTTGCTAAAGCTAACTGGATGGCACAACTTGACAGGCGAGACAATATTGACTTTATTACGGCCTCAATGGCATCTAAAGAATTCCTTAATGACATGACGCCAATAGCCGAATCATTTGAACTGGTACAAACATCTCAGTCGACCACCACTGATGTGTCCACTCTTCATCGTAGAGGTGTTGGTGTTTCTGGCGTTAATATAGGGAGTGGATACTACTTCCCGCATTCATCGCAAGAGGTTATTGTGTTGGAAGATGCAAATAACGCTCTCAGCTTACTGTTTAAAATGATTTCCGAAAAGGGAGGCGTTAAATATCCGCATACACTTCCAAAACCAAAACCAATAGTAAAACAAATTAAGCATATAGGATTTGGTGATCCAGCTAGGAATATCAACAATGATACTGGGTATAATAATATTGGGTATAATAATGCTAGATATAATAATGATGCTGTATATGTCGGTAATCTTATAAGAATATGGAACACCTTTTATGGATGCTTTGAATGGAGAGATTACTTCGGCAATCTGCTATATTACGAAGGAACCGGACTGAAGGCTCGTCACTTCTGTAAAAAACCGGACAACCTTAAGTCCTCAAAAATGATTGCTCCTAAAGATCAATGTCCTCTGCCAAAAACTATTAAGGAGGAAGCGCAAATTGAATTTGAAGAATTCCAAGATAAAGGAGATAGAGCGACTCAAACTAATGACGAGTATTGGGATGATCTGGCTGAAAGGACTGCAAATCAACAAATGATTTCGGATGCCGAAGACGCTGCTGCCAAGGAAGAAACGTCAATAAAAACATATCATCAACATGGATGTGACACTGATCTTAAATATGCTGAATCACAACAAGCACGAAAACAAATTGATAATGCGCTTTTTTTATACAGTTACTCGTTTCAAGAGTTTACGGATGGCCTAATACCTGACGAGATCATTAAGAATATATCAGCAACACTTCATTATGATCATGGTCATACGGTATTATATTATGAGAAAATATTTGGTATTGAGGGTATGTACGAAAGCGCTGATCATCTCGGTAGCTGGGGCAGTTTTGAAAAAAAGTCTGAGTTACCACCATTTTAAAACAAAATATTATGAAAAAAACCAAAGGCTTAGAGGGATTATCATATCGCGGTGGAGGCTATCTACTATATAAGGACAAAGCTGTACCTCGATTAACCAGCAAAGAAGTTGTTAGTAAGGTTCGGGCGCATTTAGGCGAAAAAGTTATTCGAATCTGCACAACTCCGCATGTAGGACACAGGGACACGGTGCTTCAATATGAACGCTTATATAACAAGGACATGAAAAGATCAATGAAAAAATTAGTTAAAAAATTTAACAAATAACAAAATGAAAAAGATTGTATTTATTTCAGGTAATACCAAGACGGGCAACTTAATGCGAGTCGCACTATTCAATAATGACTTCGAAATTATTGAGCCTGACTTAACAAAGATGTCCTATCTTTCCACCAATGAGGGCACTATCATACTTTCGGGTGGAATTGATATATCCGACGCTACTCATATGCTGTGCCGGACAACTTATCCAAATAGGAGTGAAATTTATCGCCTTGCAACAGCCCTCAAAACTAATGGGTGTTTAATTGTTGACGGATTAGATAGGCTGCGTAGATCAATCGGAGACAAGTCAACATCAAGTATGGAGCGCACACAGTTTAATGGTGGTATTCCAACCTATATACCATATAACCCAGACTCACAGCCTATTGAGTATCCGGTAATTGTAAAACCGATTGACGGGAAGTATTGTCGCGGAGTTAAAGTGTGTAACACATATGATGAATACCTTGAAGCTTATGATGAGAACGAAGGACACGTAATAATTCAGAAGTACATCCCATTTGAGCACGAATGCAGGGTACTTGTTGTTAATCTTCACCCATATGGAATTGAAGATTTTTCTAGGCCGCAAGTTGTATATGTTGCGAGTAAGAGGAATGTTGCAAGAAAGGGAACTAAACGTAAGGCCACGTTTGTACCAGACAAGGTACGGAAAGCTATGGTACGGGCGTTAGATAGCGAATATTGCGTAAGGAGACAGGGAATTGTTGGCTATGACATTGGCTTAGACGCTGATGGAAACACTTTTATTATCGAAGCTAATTACAGTCCAAGATTCGATAGAGCTGAAGATAAGCTTAATATGGACGTTGCGGATATTATTGTAAAACTTTTAATCAAATAATCATGGGAGAATTTTTAATTACAGTCGTTACGCTCGTATCGCTTATTACATACGTTGCGTACAGGTTAGCTAAAAAGGAACAAAAAGATAAGAGAAATGAAAAAACTTAGATTGATTTGTACATATAAGTGCAACAGGAATTGCGTGGGATGCTGTAATAAGCAGGATGCTTTCCGGGAGGACAATATTGATCTGTTTAATAATGATTTTACCCCTTATAATCATGTTATCCTAACAGGCGGGGAGTTGTTACTTCATCCTTATAAAACAGGACAGTTAGCAAATGAAATTAAAAAACAAAATTCAGATGCTAAGATAATACTGTATACAGCTCAATACGACAGGAGATGGATTGAGATGTTACTCAGGTACGTCAATGGCATCACTATCACACTGCACGAACAAGCAGATGTTGATGACTTTAACCGTCTTAACTTCTGGCTTCTCAGGCGTAAGAGGTGGATTCAAGATAACAATAAAACCCTCAGACTCAACGTATTCAAAGGCATTGAGGTATATATGCAGGACGACAGTTTATGGAGGATCAAGGATAATATTGAGTGGATTGAAGATTGTCCGTTACCTGTAAATGAAGAAATTAGGAAGCTTAAAAACATGTGGTAATGGGAGATTATTATAGAGACGCTAATAATATCACAAATAACTGTGAAATGATGACTCAGAATAATCCATGCGGGAAAATAGCAACCCCAAAGCTCTATGTATATTATTTAAGTCCAGAGTATATTACGAAAGAAATACATGAAATATTTTGGACTGATGATGACTTATTTGAATTAGCTATAATTCACCACAAAGATGTTGATAAAATGAGTCTAATAGATTTTCAACAACGCTTTAATGATGATGTAATATCAGATAAGGGTTATATAATCATAAAATAACAAACATGAAAACAATGGTAGGAATCGCGCTAGAATACGCAAGGATGTATCACAAAAATCAAATGTATGGATCTTTTCCATACTTCAATCATATAAAACAAACCGTAACTGTTGCAATGGAACTCGGTTACGATGAAGACATCCAAATTGCGTGTGCATTACACGATATACTTGAAGATACACCACTATCATATAACGATATAAAATGTTTTGCAGGAGAGAAGATTGCAGACGTAGTATATGATGTGACGGATGAACTTGGCAAGACAAGGAAAGAGCGTAAAGACAGGACGTATCCCAAGATAAGCGCCAATCCTGATGCAATTCTCGTTAAGTTATGTGATAGAATAGCCAATGTAAGGCACTCTTACACGTATAACGAGAGGATGTATAATATATACAGGAAGGAGAATGCTAAATTTTTAATGGGAATAACGAAAGGTATCACATTTACGCCAGCTATTTTAAAAGGTTTTTTAGAGTTAAGAAAAGCATTTGTAGGTGAAATTCCAAAAGTATGAAACTATGAAAGTGTATCTTGTAATTGAAGCTGAAAGTGTGGATTATCACGGAACTTATAAAGAGGTGGTTACTATATACGAAACTGAGAAATCCGCAAGAGTTAGGGTAGCGGAGCTTTCCGAGAAAAATAATTCCTGCGATACAGAATATTATTTTGAAACATATAATTTAGAACCATGAGTTATTTTTTAGCGTACTTTGAAGCTATATCGACAGAGAAAAGCTTTTATGAACCTGTAAAGGCTGGTAATATTCTCCAAGCTACATCAATAGCGGAGCGTAAACATCCGAATGGATACTACATAGAAGTGTCAGAAGCATTAACATAAAATTAAACATATGAAAAAAGTAATTAGTTCCGGGCGTATCCCGATAAAGATGTGGCTCGAAGACGTGGATCAAGGAGCAATCGACCAAGCTAAGAACTTGGCTAGTCTACCATTCTCATTTAAACATATTGCGCTTATGCCTGACACTCATCAAGGGTATGGTATGCCTATTGGTGGCGTTATGGCTGCAAAAGGATATGTAATCCCAAATGCAGTTGGCGTTGATATTGGGTGTGGAATGTTGTATCAGGGAACAAGCAAAACAAGAGAGGAATTCGAACCGTATTTGAAAGATATAATAACTGCTATAAAACATAAAGTTCCTGTAGGATTCAAGTCGCATGAGAAGTCGATAGCTACCATGCCTGATATACCTCAACATGTGAATTTTATTCAGTCTATGTTATATAAGAGTAATAGTTTAGGTGAAAAATCAGCTAAACAAATAGGGACTCTTGGCAGTGGTAATCATTTTATTGAGATTCAAGAGGATGACCAAGGTAAGGTTGGTATTATGATTCACTCAGGTAGTAGGAATTTAGGACATACTATTGCTGGTATATTCAATGGTGTGGCAAAGTTAAAAAATGAGCAGTGGAAATCAGGCACACCGCCATCTCATGACTTAGCATACCTACCACTATCAACAGATGAAGGTATGGCATACATGGAGGCGATGCAGTATTGTGTAGATTGGGCTGAGATGAATAGGCATGTTATGCTACGAACAATAGTGTTAATAATAGATTCGTTCATTGATGACATGGAGTGGACTGATACCATAAACATTGCCCATAATTATGCTAGGATGGAGAACCATTTCGGGGAGAATGTTATGGTTCACAGAAAGGGAGCTACGTCAGCCAAAAAAGGAGAGATTGGTATCGTACCGGGATCGCAGGGTACAAGTTCATATATCGTAGAAGGACTCGGTAATCCTGAGAGTTTTATGTCATGTTCACATGGAGCAGGTCGAAATATGGGAAGGAACCAAGCTAAAAAAGAGCTTGATTTTGACATAGAGATGAAAAAGATGGATGGAATTATTCACGGTATGGTATCTGAGAGCGATCTTGATGAGGCTCCGGGTGCATATAAAGACATTGATACCGTTATGGATAATCAGTCTGATTTAGTAAAGATAATCAAAAAACTGACCCCTTTGGCAGTTGTAAAAGGATAAGATATGAACTTAAAAAAATCATTAGAAATAGACAATATTGATAAGAACCAAGTATGGATTCGTGGTTTAATAATAGATACCCTGCAAAAGTTTGTAGATGAGTATCCTAACGATGCAGAACTTGGTAGAAATTTAAGAAATCAAGTAAAAGATTTGGAATTGTAAAATATTATGATATATTCTTTATATAAGTTTATATATATTCAATGAATAGACTATTCAATGAATAAATATCAATATACTGATATAAAAAAAAGAAATAATAAAAGAAACAAAAATGGAAGCACTCACATGGATTATCTGGATTGGATTAGCATTATTATTTGCACACTTTGGCGCTAAAAACAGAAAGATAGATTTTTGGTGGGCTGTGTTGCTATGCGTAGTAACAAGTCCTTTAGCCGGAATGATACTATGCTGGATATTCTCACCTAAAAAAAAGATAGAAATAAATTAGGAAATACAAATTAAATAATTACCTTTACAAACAATTAAAACTTAAAGTTATAAAAAAAATCATATGGATGATCAAATAACTACCAGAGACTTCTGCTTATTGTGTGGTTGTCTCCTTAGTCCCAGTGAAGATGTAACCTGTACAGAATGTGACAAAGAAGTTATGGGTATCATGGCAAATGGAATGAAGGCGCGCAGAGCAAGAGGGGTTAAGCAACTATCACCTAGTGGTAAAATAAAGCGATATTTCTCAATGCAGAATGCATCAGAGGAAACAGGAATAGCAATAAGCAGCATATCAAGAGCGTGTGGAGGAACATTAAAAAGTGCGGGCGGATTTACTTGGAGTTATTCATAAAAATAAATTAAAATGAAAGCGGGACTATTAAAACAAGCGATGAAAAATAAAAAGAAGAAACCATGAAAACGAAGCAGGATATTATTGCAATACTGAATCAACTCGTAAATAGATTTTCTTGGGACGCCTCACTCAAGGATAGACGCGAACTGATTGAAGATTCAACCACCCGCATGTTTAAGGGCATTGATAAGAATGATTGTGATGATAATGATGGATGGTGGAAAACATCTACTGGTGCTGAGTTTGGTAAGGGTAAGATCGAAGAATTGAAGCAATTTATCGACTCCCTGTACTCTGAGGGGGTGAGTGAGATAGCTTGCCCGTTTTGTGGAGATGGTGGCTTTGATCTAATAGGCCTGAAATATCATCTTATTACTCATTGCAAAGAATATGCAAATATTGAAAATATACAGATTATGTTAAACGATCAAAATTCAAGAGAATTAGCCAGTCGGTTACATGGTGATGCGGACATTCAACATCAGTCCATCATGAATCGACTTATTGAATCTGAAGAATACAACTTGGTGGCACTTCTTAAGCCAGAAATCTTTATAGATGGTGATATGTGGTGTGTGCTTTGGGGTAAAGATTTACAGAGTGGTGTGGCTGGGTTTGGAAAATCTCCGATTTTGGCTATTTATGATTTTAATAAATCATGGGAAAAAGAACTCCACACCTCCGAAAGCAAAGTGCAAATTCTGCACATGCCATAACTGAGGGAGAGATTGTTATGGATAATGAAGAGGTGAGTACAGAAGGATGGACAAGAGACACCTTATTAGATGTTGTTAAAAGCTCTATGAGATCGACGGATTTTAGTGCTGAATATATAGTAGATGCAATTATATCTATATCACACCCCGACGGCTTTGCACGGCTAAAAGAGCAAAGTGCAAATTCTGCACATACCATAACTGAGGAAGAGCTTGACAAAATGGCAGAGGAATATTCAAAGGAAATATTACCCAATGAAAAGGATGGAAGCCAGTCAAGGTGTGGGCTTGAAGTTGGATATATTGATGGATACAAAGCTGCACGAGGGGTGCGGCCTGTGAGTAATGAACAGATTGACGAACTATGGCAAAAATACGCCCCTAATCGTAGCGTAATGAGTAAGCCGAGTTTTAAGGCTGCTATCAAACAACTAAATAAGAAACCATGAAAACAGAACTATTCAGAAAGGCACAATGCAGCGAAAGGTTACCGAAAGATGGGGGTGTTGTCTATTCTGGTAATGATGACGACCAAGAGATAACCCTTGAAACTAACGTAACTATACAAAAATACAGTATGGATTGGTGGCTTGAACCTGTGGAGATGAGTGTAGGGAAGATTGAGGATATTATTAATATACACTTACAGCCATTGGATATAACCGGATTGGATGCTAATGAAATCAATGAATTAGAAGGGCATCATGATGAGTTAGTAAACAGAATAGCTCAAGCCATTCACGATCTTATTTATGGAGAGGAGGGGGAGGAATGAGTATTTATAGAGACATATGGGAGCGTGAAGCCAAACAGGAAATGGAAGACCTTTTAGAGAAAAAAGCATCTTATGGATGGACACAAAAGGACGCCGATAGATATAATCAATTATCAAAGGAACTTGATTTTTAACCCCATCAACTAAATAATAAGAGATGAAAGCAAAGGATCGGGAATTAATTTATTCAAAGTATAATGGTCGATGTGCTTATTGTGGATGTGAGCTTCAAAAGGGGTGGCACGTTGATGAACTACTTCCTGTTCGCAGAAATATGAAGTGGAATACAGCTAAGACCAAATATGTACATGATGGGACGTATGAACACCCTGAGAGGCTGACCATCGAAAACCAAATGCCATCATGTCCAAGCTGTAATATCAATAAACATTCAATGAGTCTTGAAGATTTCCGTAATCTGATCAAAGGATTCATCACTTCATTAAACAGGGATTCAACTCAATATAAGATTGCTAAAAGATACGGGTTGGTTACAGAAACCAATCTCAATGTTGTATTCTACTTTGAACGATTTTAAACAATAGAAACTATGGATGAAAACAAGCTCCAACTTTGATAGAATGATATGAAAACCAATTGTTTTATATTTAAATAATGAGATATCATAATAAAGAAAAATTAACGAGGGTAGCTGTATCTGATCTTTTGATGATTAAAAACTTCAAATCATATACAGTTGGTAAAGTGAATGAAAACCTTGCTATTTATGGAATAGACACATTACCCTCAATATTATATATATTAACATGTGGTAATACCCTTGATTACGCGATACAATCCGTAATAATAATTCCTGAATTTGTTAAAAGCATTATAGAGGGACAGGATGAGAATGTTATAGCATTTACATATACTCATAAGCTTCTTTACTACGATAAAAATGGAGAGGAATCAAAAGGAGTAGTGATATATTACGAGGATAATCTTGTGAGGATAACGAACTATCACAATCCGGTTTTCAGCGTGCTCACAGATACAACAATAATAAATAACGAGCCTAACATGGTTAAATATAATGAATTTCATCCAAGTATGGTTAATATATCAAATATATTGTCTATAAATTAGGAATTGTCATTAATAAGAATTAACTTCGCAATATTAACTAAATTTAATAGAAGATGAGTGATAAAAACATGAACATTTGGGATCAAGTTCAAAAAAGTGATCCAGCCTCAATTAAAGAGGTTTCTTTCGGGCGTAAGTTCAACGCTATCAATGCACAACATCAGATTAAGAGGGCTACGGAGGTATTCGGGCCTATCGGTAAAGGATGGGGGGTGAGACATGAGAATTTTTATAACGTTCCGGGTGTGGATGGACTTCTGCTTTATAAGGCTGAATTTTGGTGGGAGGACGATGAAGCCGATGGAAACGTTTATGTGTTTGGAATTTCTTCTTCAATCGCCACCCATAATAATAACGGTAGGCTTGATGATGAATGCGTGAAGAAGGTTGCAACCGATGCCCTGACGAAAGGTTTATCTAAGCTTGGTTTCAATGCGGATGTATTTTTGGGGATGTGGGATGATAATAAATATGTTAACACGGTTAAAGGTGAGGCAGTTAAGAAGAATGAGGAAGCAGCTAAAAAGAACAATGCTGCCGCTCAAGATGAAATGGATAAGAAGATGAAAGAACTTGAGGCTCAAGCTAAAGTCATTAAGTCTACCGCGCTGAAAGCCGCAAAGCTTGGAATGCCTGATGATGTTATGGGACTATGGAAGGATAATCCACAACTCCACAACGTTAAAGGATTTAAAGCCGCTATCGGTAAATATGGTAAACAAGCGAAAGAAGCAAAAGCGGTTAATGACGTAAAAGAAACAGAAAATGAAGGTTAAAGGAAAGGATAATGTCAATATTAGTCAATCCCTTATTAAAAACATTTGGGCATACCTGTACGAAGGTGCATGTGGTGTTCAATTAAGGGATGTTGATATTCTGTATAAGTACGACAAGGAACCTTCTGATTCTATGAAACTCGGTAATTACTTTGAATATTTATCTACAGGACAGAAGACAAGAGATGGAGAGGTTCCTCCTGCTATTCTAACCACAAAAGGACTGCTTACCGCTGACTCTAAAAGAGCTTCCGTCCAAGCTGCCAACTTTATAAAGATGCTTTATGCACATGGATTTGAGATAATTGATACGGGAACCGTCATAACTCACGGAGACTTAAAAATTATAACGGATGCATTGGTGACTACACCAGAACATGATGTGGCGATCCTTGATCTTAAATTCTCCGGGTTGTTGGGTGATAAGTGGCATCCTATGGGCTGGACTCCTGAGACATATACGTATAGGCATAAGCTGACGATTCAGCCTATCTTTTACAAGTATGTGTATTGGAAAGAGAAAGGAGTTTACGATGTTCCGTTCTTTTATGCTCTACATTCACCTAAGAATGAGATTGACCATGATATGTGGGAGATTGAAATCGAGAATTTCGATGATGTGATGGAGGCTCTTGAGAAAGAAATCAAGGTTATCAGAGCGTTTTTAGGAGACATAGATAATCTTGAGGCGAGACCTGAGATGAAAAGATGCATGAAGTGTCCTATGCGTGAAACTTGCGTATGGAAAACGGAAGTGCCAAGTATTAAGCAGGTTAAAATCTTAGGACTAAGAAACCAAAGCGATATGAAATGAAAATAGGAGGATATACAAGAGCTGTCTACGATTTCGCAAAAGAAACAGGGATGACAAGACACGACTTAAAAGTACTCCTTGCGCTTGGAGATGAGATGTGGATGGGTATTGACGATTTAATATACACGTTAGTTTTATCGAGGTACACAGTTGTAACCTCACTTAAGAAGATGAAAGAACATAATTACATAAAGGTGTCAAGGACTGAGAATTCATTTAAAGGTTTATGTAGAATGTATTCTATAACACAAAAAGGCCGGGATACTGTAAGGGCATTTATTAACTATTTAAAATAATAATTATGAATTTGGAATTAGAGGGAATTATTAAAGAAATCGGAGGGCTTCAAGAATTTAATGAAGGTTCATTTAAGAAGAAGACAATTCTATTGACTATTGAGCCGGGAGATTTTGAGCAGCATATTCCTATTGATGCTTCTCAAAAGAATCTTGCTATCTTTGACGCTATGGCCGTTGGAGATAAGGTTAGAGTTAGTATTAACCTAAGAAGTAATGAGTATCAAGGTAAGCATTATCCGTCAATCAACGCTTGGAAGGTTAGTATAGTTGAAAAGGGTACTGGTATACCAGACTCACCAACTATTGAAGTTGAACCTCAGGGAGCTGCTCCACCTGCGGATGATGAGGATACAGATTTACCCTTTTAACAAGTGTGATGCAACGGAGATAGATATTTACTAAATGAAAGCTGAAATAGATAAGCTGATAAGAGATAATGCGATCCCTGCCGAAATCGGGGGTCGCTCTGTTCTCTGTCTTAATGAGTCCTCCATAGGGCACTTGACTAAAGACTTACAACAATTATTAAAACGTAGCTTAGAACCTGAAAAAGACGTTATAAAAGAGGCTCTTATTGATGAGATTATACTTAAAATGAATAAGGTATGGGGTTCTACGTATAAATTAAAAACAGAAGGACACAGGAGACTTATACGCGCAAGATTAAACGATGGAAACACTATCAATGAGATGTTCCTTGTTATTGAAACTATCTACTCAAAATGGAAAAACGATTTAACAATGTCGCAATATCTGCGTCCATCAACGATATTTAATGCCTCTAAATTTGAGGGTTACCTTAACCAAGCGTTGAGGCTTAAATCAATGAATGACAATATGATATACGTAGTCGATTCAAGTGGCAATAAAAGACGTATAACTAAACAACAATTTGAAGCTGCGGAAAGTGGCTTCTTCACAAGATTAGATTAACATATATGCAGAAATATCTATTTACAAGTTTAGATTTCGACGGAACGAAGTCTAAGGAAATACAGGAAATAAGCGAAAAGGACTTAATTGCTATCAGACCCGTTATAGCCGAAATGTTAACCACAACGGATGAGCAGAAGAAAGAATATTCAGCATATTCCCTTTACGGTCACTTAGACGGTCTTGAGACTCTTGCGAAATATATTCCAGCAGGAGAAAACTCAGCTTATGGCGTGGTTGATGTAAAATTACTTGAATTAAAAGAAATAATGTTATAATGAAAAAAATAAAAATAAATATAACTGTAGATAATGTATGGTTCATAGCAGATACACATTTGAATCATGCAAATGTAATAAAATATTGTAACAGACCATTTTCCAATATAAACGAAATGGACAAAGAAATTATAATCAACTGGAATGAGCGTATAGAAGAGGATGATAAGGTGTTTATTCTTGGCGATTTTTGTTTTGGATCAAAAAATACTTGGAAATCTTATCTTAATGAACTAAATGGCCATAAAATATTAATTGAGGGTAATCATGATAAAAATATTACATATGATGAATTCGAGATCGTTACGCCATTGGCAGATATAATAATCGAAGGTGATGAGGAAATAACAGATGGCCAAAAAATAACGCTATGTCATTATCCGATGATAAGCTGGTATCAATCACATAGGGGTTCATGGCAGTTGTATGGACATGTACATGGCAAGTTCTCTAATAAAAAAAATACGCCTGTAACGCCCAATCAGTTAGACGTTGGTGTTGATGTTCATGAATTTTCTCCTATTTCATATGATACAGTAAAAGAGATAATTACAAGACAAAATTTAAAATAAATGAATGAATTTAAAGAAATATTAGCCGAAGAAATTCTTAACTATGGGATAAAAATAGGCATGGGCGAGATGACTAAAGAAGAAGCAATGGAATATATAGAGGAAGACGCTAAAGAGATGATGCAACTTGTTTTTACATCTGCAAAGAAATGGCATAATTTATTAATTTCTAAAAATATAATTACAGATGATGATTACTTAAGGAATAAAAATTAAATATGGTTAAAACATCAAAAGACGGAAGAACTATAATAGGTGATTCTTGGGCTGAACTTGGCATTGAGGTTAATGAGACTAAAGGCAAGCAGAAGGCGTTATGTCCTAACTGTTCCGGTACTCATAGTCCCGGTAAGTCTACCCAGAAAGACCTGTCTGTTGATGCTGTTAATGGCGTGGCTAATTGTCATAGATGTGGGATGAATTGGGTAATAGATAGATTTAAGGGAAATATATCTAAAATTGAATCCACTAAGAATTACAAACTCCCAAAGCAAACGATAAATTACAATATCAGCGAGAAAGTATCTGGCTGGTTTGAAAAACGTGGTATATCTATTGCCACTCTAAAAAAGTTAAGGATTACAAGCGGTGTTTCATGGATGCCGCAAATTAAGAAGGAAGCTGGCACTATCAACTTCAATTATTTCTTCAACGAGACACTCGTAAATGTAAAGTATCGTGATGGAAGAAAACATTTCAAGTTTGAGTCAGGTGCGAAGCTTATATTTTATAACCAAGATTGTTTATTGGATAGAGATATAGATAGCGTAGTAATCGTTGAAGGTGAAGTCGATGCAGCATCCTATATCGAAGCAAATATATCGAACGTTATATCAGTACCTAATGGAGCGGCACAAGGCTCCATGAATTTAGATTATTTAACAAATAGTTATGAGCTATTTGATAATGTGTGGCGAACTAAGAATGGATACAAGCCACTAAGTAAGATTGTGATTGCAACCGATGACGACGATCCGGGTAATGCCTTGAAAGCCGAGTTAACAAGACGACTTGGCGAATATAGGTGTCACGGTGTTGATTTTAAGGGATGTAATGATCCAAATGAACTGCTGATGAAGGAGGGAAAGTTAGCGCTATTTAACTCCTTTGATCTAGCAGAACCCGTTCCGCTTAAAGATATAACTGAGGCGAGAGATTTAGCACATGATATTTATAAGATGCGCGATGAGGGAGGGTTAAAACCGGGTGCACAAGTCGGCAGCGAGAATTTTCGTGAACTATACAGTGCAGACAAAGCTAGACTTACAATCATAACGGGAGTACCTACACATGGAAAAACAGTATTCCTTGATGATCTTACAGTTAGGCTTGCTGTAGAACACGACTGGGTAATAGCTTTATTTTCGCCCGAAAGCTTTCCGATACAACTTCATGTCACTAGATTGATGTCGAAGGTTATAGGAAAACATTTTAACAATATGACCCGACAAGAAATTGATATGGGATTGGATTTTGTTAATAAACATTTCGTATGGATTTACCCTGAAGATGAAAATTATTCACTGAGGAATATCCTTAATATAGCCCGTGATGCCGTAAGACGTTATGGCGTTGATGCTCTAGTTATTGATCCTTGGACGGAAATAGACAAGGGAGGCATGACAAGCACCGAGGATATTAACGACCATTTATCTACTTTAAATCAATTTAAGAGGGCTGAAGACCTTCACATATTCTTAGTTGCGCATCCAACAAAGATGCAGAAAGACCCAGAGACTAGAAAAGTAAACGTACCAGACCTTTATGATATATCAGGATCGGCTAACTTTTATAATAAAGCCGACTTTGGTATAACAGTTTATAGAAACTTTGAGGGGCAAACGGTTGAAGTGTACATTAATAAATGTAAATTTGAACATCTCGGAAAACAGGGTGTTTGCGTACTTAAATATAATACAGATAATGGTAGGTATCAATCAATAGAGGAAATAAACAAAAATGGATGGGATGCCCGTAATTGGTTAATCCCTTCTCCGGCTACTCAATTAGAGATTAGCCCTAACTTAAAATTCTAAATATGAGAAAATATGATATTCAATCTCTTTTTGGAGCTTTCATTATTATAGTGCTTATGTGGATGCAACAACACAATACAGAGTTGCTTTATGAAAAAAATATAGCATTATTTAAACTTGAATTTAAGCTTGAAAAAGATTCCTTACTGCATGAGATTGAACAACGTGATATTCGATTAGATTCTATTCAAAGGCGAGAGCTTAATTGGGATAATATAGAATATTGGATGGAAGAATTCGGTGTTCAACACAAGGAAATAGTAATGCAGCAAATATATCTTGAAACGGGTAATTTAAAAAGTATTATCTGTACAGAGAACAATAATCTTTTTGGTATGAGAATGCCAAGGGTTAGAAAAACGACTGCGATTGGAACGAGTCGAGGACATGCACAGTATACTGATTTTGTACTATCTATCCTTGACTACGCAATGTGGCAGGAAAACATGTATAACGGTGAGAAAGACTACTACGCATTCCTGAAATCAGTCGGGTATGCGAAATGTAAATCGTACATACAGAAACTTAAATATATAGAAAAAAACGTGGGGTTAGGATGATACTTGTAGTATATATGATTATTATAATAACATGGATTGTAATGAGAGCTTTGAGGGATAGAGTAATTGGTAGATTATTTGTTGATCTCGGTCTATTCCTTGGCTTATACATTTTTACTAAATTCTTAATAGATAACACATTATAATGAATAAACCTTTTAGAACAGAAATCGGAGAGCGTGTATTTATAAATAAATATATGCATGAACATGCTGAGACTTGGGATAAATTATCTCAAACCTTAATAAATGAGGTGGTAGACAGTAGGATGCCAGATAATGATAAGAGTGCTTTAATTGAGCTTCATAAGGAGATGAAATTCGTTGCGGGCGGTAGGTATTTATATTATGCCGGTAGACCAAATAAATTCTATAATAATTGCTTTTTATTAAAGGCTGAATTTGACACAAGAGAAGATTGGGCGAATCTTTCTTGGAAATCTGAAAGTGCCCTCATGACCGGAGGAGGAATAGGAATTGATTATAGCGTTTACAGACCATCTGGTAGCCCTATTTCTAAAACCGGAGGATACGCTTCCGGGCCTATCCCTAAAATGTATATGATTAATGAAATAGGGCGTAATGTAATGCAAGGCGGAAGCCGTAGGTCTGCAATTTACGCATCTCTTAATTGGCAACACAATGATATTCACGATTTTATTAAAGCTAAAGCTTGGAATGAAATCGTAGTTAATGGTGTCTTTACTGAGAATGGGGAAAAAGCTACGATCGCTTACTTAAAAGAGAAAGACTTTAATTTTCCGGCTGCATTAGATATGACAAATATATCTGTTAATTACGATAATGATTTCTTGGAACGGGTCTATCAATCAGATATAGATGCAATTAAAATGAATCTCGGAAGGGGATCGGAACTATCATTCATGGATTTACCGAAAATCTATATTGAAAATGTACGTAGAGCTTTGGTTAGCGGAGAACCGGGAATGAGTTTCAATTTTTTTGACAAAGAAAAAGAGACACTGAGAAACGCTTGCGGGGAGGTGTCATCTGAAGATGATTCTGACGTTTGTAACCTTGGATCAATTAATATGAGTCGAATAGAAACGATAGAAGAGTTTAAAGAGGCGGTTAGGCTTGGTAGTCAATTTTTACTATTCGGAACTCTCGTTGCGCAATTACCATATGAAAAAGTATACCGTGTTAGAGAAAAAAATCACAGATTAGGTCTTGGATTGATGGGTGTTCATGAGTGGTTGTTAAAAAGAGGATATAGATATGAGGTTGTTGATGAATTGAAGGAATGGCTTTCTGTTTATAAAAACGAAAGTGAAAGAGCTGCTAATGAAATGGCAGATAAAATAGGGATATCGAGACCTATAGCTTACAGAGCTATTGCACCGACCGGAAGTATTGGAATTTTAACATCTACCACCACTGGTATTGAACCGTTATTTGCAGTTGCATATAAAAGGAGATACTTGAATGGAAAAGATAAATGGATGTATCAGTATGTAATTGATGGAACCTCTAAGGTTCTAATCAATGAATATGGGATTGAACCAGATTCAATTGAAACTTCTTTAGATTTAGCTAAAGACCCAGAGAGAAGAATCAAGTTTCAAGCTGATATACAAGATTATGTAGATCAAGCTATTAGTTCTACAATAAATCTTGAATCATGGGGTTCTGAATGGAATAACGATAGTAAGGTTAGGATGTTTGCTAAAATTCTACTTAAATACGCTCATAGATTAAGAGGGTTTACATGTTATCCAGATGGATCGAGAGGCGGACAACCAATTACAGCGGTGCCGTATTCTGATGTTGGCGGGAAAGAGGGCAAAGAGTTTTCAGAGGAATTTATAGATATCTGTGAATTGAGTGGGAAAGGGGGAACTTGCGGTTCTTAGTTATAATATATTTGGTATTATAAAAAATTTTATTTATCTTTAAAAATAAATATAATGACAAAAAATCAAAACAACATCAAAAGTATGATTGGGGAGTTTAGAAAATGGACAGTTGCGTGGGATAATTACAAAGGAATTAATGCTCCTGATGATCTTGATGAATTCGCTATTACATTATCTAAAAAATGGAAAATATCACAAGTATAAACATTAATCAAATTAAATTAAAAATTATGAAAAACGTAACAACAGTATTTCAAAGCAAATTAGCAGCAGCAGAGAGTAGTTATAATTCAGCATTTGGTGTTATTTCAAACATCCAGAGTTCAGCCGAGGCTGCTGAGAAAGCCGCTCAAAATGAGGCTGATAAAGCTCAACTTAAGAAACTTGAGTATCAGACAAAGGAAATCTTAATGAAATCTAAGGTTGCCGTTTATAAGAATAGAGCAGAAAAGATTGCTGCATTTATCGACAACCTTAGCGATTAGATATGAAAATAAAGATCGGAAACGTGGTAAAGAATATCCCTAAAAGGTTTAAAGAGGGGGTATCTCTATTAAAGGAGTCTCAAATGGAGACTCCCTTAAGGGTTAGGCTTACGCCTTTTGAAAGGTTCCTTTTAGCAGAGGCTACTTGGAGAGAGGATTCTCTTACAAGGGAGTATCTTGATGGATTTATACCCACGCATGCTGCTCGTCAGGTTAATCGGAGCCGTGAAAGTAGATATGTTGTTTACTATAAAAATGATTATAAAAGTCTAAATGCTTTAGCTATAGTTCCAAAGAGTGTTTTTAATAAATGCCCAAATGAATTAAGACGGAAGGAGTATATGGAATGGTAGATAAGCGTAAAGGATTACACCTTTCTAAATTTGATATAGAGGTTGAAGTTAGCAGGGATATGATTGAAAATCCTAATGGAATCTATATGATTTCATATAAAATTGAATATGGAAGGGAAGGGGATTTTGCCTTTGGTTATACCGTTTATTGCTACAATCAGCATGATCTTGGTATTGATATGATTATAGCTGAGAATGGATTACAAAATAAGAGGATAAAAAAGATAGAGCTTTCATCACGTAAACAAGTGGGAGATTCTGTGGCTAAAACAAGTTTAATTAAAAAATGGAGGATAACAAATGCGAAAAATAATAAATAAACTATTAATTTTCTTTGGAATAAGAAAAGAGAAAAAAGAGGTGGAGACTTTTGTTTATTTTACAGCTCCAGAAAAGGAAGATTTTATTGGCGTTGTAGACTCATATTCTGAAGTGCCTAGTGATTATTCTTATCCCCCTTGGGATGGCAAGCCGATCGTCGCTATTGATTTTGACGGTGTTATACACAATTACACAAGTGGATGGACGGGCGCTGACAATATCGTTGACGCTCCTGTGAGTAAGACGCTTCAGAGGACAGATAAAATATATACGTCTATTGATTGGTTAACCGAGCTTATTAGATCGGAGCAGATGCATATCTGTATATTCTCTTCAAGAAATCACCAAGAAGGCGGCATCAAGGCAATGAAAACCTTTTTAATGGACTACGGAATGGAACATGATGTTTTATTAAAAATATCATTTCCAGAACATAAACCATCGTCACATATTTTAATTGACGATAGATGTATGGTATTTACAGGTAATTTTTTCTCTGTAGATCAAATACTTAAATTCAAACCTTGGAAACCATGAATGTAAATTTCGATTTAAAAATAAATATATGGACTATTATAATGGCTATAATAGCGGTTTTTATGTTTTTCAACATATTATCAATAAAAGAAGATGTTAAAATATGGGAAAACAACTATCATGCACTTAATACAGAACATATTGAATTTATAAGTAAATATGACAGCATGATTATTTATAAGGATAATCTTATACAACTCACAAGGAACGAGCTTAAAACTGCTTTAGAATCTGACTCCATACAAAAAGAGCTTACAAAGAAGTATAAAGCCGCTGCCGCCGTTGTAAAAATAGAGACAGTAATTAAAATAGATTCTATTTTGGTTCCTTTCCCAGTATATATAGATAAAGATACGACTATAAATATAATAAATAAATGCTTGTCGCTTAATATAAGCGCCACTAATGGACTATTAGCCTTGAGTAACCTAACTATAGAGAATAGACAAGATATCGTTCTAGGGAAGCGGAAGGTGAGTCTGTGGAAGACTGAGCAAGCGTTTGATATACGAAATACTAATCCATGTATGATAACTACCGGAGTAACGGCTTATACGGTTGTAGTTCCGAGGAAGTGGTATGAAAAATGGTTTATAACAGCTCCTGTATCATTTGCTACTGGATATATAATTGGAGGATTAACGCAATGATAGACTTAATCAAATGGGAAAAACTTAGAGCTGGGCATACAGCAAAACCAAAGGTAAGGTTTGATCTATTCTATTATTGCGAAGGAGATGGTAATGGAGATTTACTGTATAACACATGCAGAGAGATAATAGATAGGGATGACCAGTCAATTTGGGCGCATTTAGCTCTAGAGAAGGTGTTTGTAGCTCTTGAGCTTGGTGTTAGATGGCCTATAAAAATAGATGACTTTATAAAATCCGGGAATCATAGTCGCTTAGATATGACACAAGACCCTTGGATTATGGCTTATTGCTGTGCCGATCATTTGGGTTGTACTTATTTGATTGAAAAGCATAAGCCTAGTATTAAAATATTCAATTTACCCGATAAATGGGCTTTTAGGAGGGCTTTGCTTGGCAAGCCAAATCTATATTGGCTATGGAGAAGAATCACGCCATATCAATGGATGCAGGATTTTGTATATGTGTTCTATGGATATATGGAAAAAGCATATCTTCATAACAGAGTATAAAAAAAGGGGGCTTCACCCCCCCCCCTCTTTTCTTTACTATATCCTATATATCTATATCTGAATATTTTGTGGTAACTGCACCTACAAGTGCATTAAGTAGAGAGTCGTCTGCTTCTTTTATCCAGACAAGGTGTTCAATAATCATAACGAAAAATGGTACTAACGTTACGAAGCTTGCTACCATAAGTAGCGCTACAATTACTTTTTGTGTAATAAATCTTGTTTTACTCATAATTTCTGTTTGTTTATAATATTTTTCTATCCGGGTATTCCGCTTAACAGTTTCTTTCTTAAGTCTTTAGGTAAACTATTCTGTCTTTGTCTATTATGTGGCGAACCACAATCCATGCATCTAAAGTTTTTAAATACACTAATGTTGGTTCTATATACACCATCTTCTTTGAGGTTGCTACTACCGCAAGCAGAACAAACTGGTGTTTCGTTTTCTGCATAAACCCCAATATTCGGATGGTTCTTTATCCAAGGCCTGAATACTAAATATATATCTTCCATAATCTTGACGTCTCCATCGTTATATACCATCATTTGATTAAGAGAGTCTTCATTTCCTGTGAGACACTTCTTCCACATTCCAAATCCTTCATGCTTAACCTTCATGCCAACACCAATTTCTTTAGCGATGTAGTCAAGTTTATAACTTGGAAATAAGAAATTACTTCGTGCAACCTGAAATGTGTCAATAACCTTATAAGGTGTAGGGGGCATGAAACCGTGCATCATCCATCTCATGTTCATCATTCTATGGTCAAAGTTTTTGCCATTGTGTGTTACGCAGATGTCCGCCTCGTTAACTAATGCCCATAATGATAGAGCAATTCTTCCATCATCTTCTTCAATGGCCTCTTTTCCAGTGACTACATCATGCATCATTTCGTTATTAAAAAGCCATTTAGCAGACCATGATAATATCCACCAGTTAGAATTTTGTAACATACTTGTATTAACATATTCGGTTTTTAATCTCCATAGGAATGCTGAAAGTGGAGCTGTTTCTATATCTAATAATAAAATTTTTGGTGCTTCTAATTTTGGTTTTGACTGTTCGTATACTGTTTCTATTCCTGATTTTCTGTAATTCCTCACAACCTCTACCTCGTTTGGGGATAATCTCAATCTTTCACCATATATCTTCATATTATTTCTTTTTTGTTTTCTTATTGGCTAGTGCTCTATTTTTACTTGCTGATATAACTCTGGTGTTTTTCAATGATTTTGATCCGCCTTTAGCCAACGGTTTCTTATGATCAATATCCTTACCATCTCCTAATTTAACTCTCCCCGTTTTTAAACCTTCCTGCCTTGCCTTATTTCTGGCATTTTTCCCCGTTTTTGCTTTTTTGCGTTTTTGGTATGCCTTATCATAAGTATAGTCACGACCAGTGCTTTCGTTAGATTTGGCTCTTGTGTTTTTGCCATTTCCGGCCATTCTGTTTCTTTTACTTGCTGTCATTATATATATTCTTTTTATCTATATTTAGGCTTTCTAACCATTCTGGTACGTCAAAACAGGGACAAAATTTTCCTGAAATTTGATTATGACCACCAACCTTAATATCTGGGTGTCTCATAATCATATACCTAACGTATACCTCCATGTTGTATATTTGACGTGGAGTTCGTGTATCCGCCGGTTCCCAATAATCGTCTATAACCTCTTCGCGTAGTCCGCCTATATAGCAAAGGTGTCGTGAGCGATTGTTCCATCCTTTAGCTCCGTTGGCTATTTCCCAAGGATCGACTTGATCATCCTGATTGAAAGGTGTCATGTTATCAATGTTTCCATTAAGTAATAAAACATCATTATATCCGCCACCTCTCCATCCTCTACCGTGTAGATCGAATATCGGTCTTCCGTTCAATTTATCATCAGGAAGATCACTCCTATCTTTGTATCTTTTTCCTAAATATATAACCGATCCATCGGGGTTGTCTTTTGGCGACTTATGCCATTGTTCTATATCCCCTACTTGAATGTCCCTTCCCTCTGGTGTCGCGCTACAGTGAATCCATAAATGGCCAAGTTTTTTCATATTATTCTTGATTTTTAATTTAAGCGAATATAAACAAAATATTCGAGACTACCAAATTATCTACCAGTTTTTCTAAACTCTGGAACTATTTCTTTTTTATATCCAATATCTTGAGCATTCATTTCAGTTATAACTTCTTTTGTTATTACTCCAAACTCAAGAAGCTCCGTTTGAAATGCATTATATTGAGCAGGATTCATGGGAGGCTTGGAAGCCCGAACCAAGTCCCCTATAGATATAGGCGCTCCGAAAGGTATTTTACCATCACGTATAGAACGTAGATACTTAGCTCTGTGTTTATTTGTTTTAGAAAGAGTATACAGATAATTTACATCATCATTATATCCACCGAAATGATTATATAATCGAAATTCTTTTCTCCATTTTTCTTGATTCGCTTCATAATAATCTGGGTCTGTATGTAATCTCATTTTAGCTAAAAACGGCTCGATACCTTCCTCTGAGCCAAAATAAGGAGCCATAGTATTAAACTGAGGGCTTCTATCATAATGACCCATAACTCCAGAGCTATACCCAAACCATGAACGAATATCCTCAGTCTTGTAATTACGATAATCGGATATTCCTTTAACTATTAAAGCGGGCGATCTCCAAGGTATTCCAGCGTATTCGGCACCAGTTCCTAATACATTCATAATATCAGCCCAAGTTATAGCCGATGTTCCATCCATAATTCTCGCCCATTCAAATTGAAACTCTTCAGCCTGAAATATATCTATCGCCGTTTTTACCATTTCTTCCGTTCCTGATATAACATCTTGAGCAACGCCACCTATTTCGGTTTTAAATGAGTGTCCCGTAATCGCAAGACTGAGGATATTTGTCATTACATCACCTAACATGAATGGATATGCGAAACTGCCAAGGGCGGATGTAACTATTTGTCCTTCATCATTAATAAATCTATCTCTTCCTTTATCATCCCCTCCTAGATAGAACCCTTGAGATGCCGCACGAAAAGTCATAGGTAGTATAAAGTGATAAATAGCAAAGTCCCTTGCGGATCGTCTTATAGTTGTTTTGTTTCTCTCTCTTTCTTCAGGCGTAATATCTTTGTTCTTATTTCTCCTAGCAGCATTAGCGCCATTTCTAATAGCTGCTATTTCCACTCTATAATACTGTTGTGGTGTATTTTGGAATAGAGTAGCATATTTACCTAAAGTACCAGACCTTTGAATATGACCTAAATCTTCAATATTACCTGATTGCTGAGTAAGTTTAGTGAATGTAACGACGTCTTCATATGCTTTTTGTTTAGCCGCCGATTCACTCATTCCTTCAGCTCTATATGTTGCTTGTTTAGTTCTATATAAAGCTTGACCACCTATTAAGATAGCAGTTCTATCACCAAGTTTAGTAGCAAATAAAAGTCCTTCATTAAGATTTCCCGGTCTTAGCTTCCCAACTTTATATAGTTTAGCGGCCTTTTTCTGCATCTCAAGTAATTCCTTGTTATATGAATGTCCAGCAGCACGATTTACCATCATCTCAGAACGATTCAATTCCCCCATAGCACCCCAACCATCTACCATAAACGACATTAAATGCTTAGTGAATAATGCTTCTTCCGCTGGACTCTGTAATCCAGCTCTATATGCATCAACGGACATCAACTGTTTTGGCAGTAGAATCACGTTAGCCCCAAGGTTTGCAACGGTGAACTTATTTTTCAATGTAGCAAGCCATTTAATCTTAGTTCCTCCTGCTGCATCGGCACCTATATCTTTAAGTGATTTTGCTATCACATCGCTTACATATTTACCTGCCTTTTCTCCATACTTACCTTGAATGGCTTTCTTTATCTTACTGTCATTAAGTACATTATCAGCTCTTCTAAGTGGTTCTTGGAAGTGTTTATAATGCATAGCATGACTTAAATAGTCAACGAACACCTCTTCACTGCCTTTACTAAGATCAAGCTTAATACTTCCGCTTCTTTGAGTAGCCTTAGTAAATACTGGCGCTGAAGAGGCTACTCTAGTTTCTGAGCTGCGATCAAGCATATTATTCTCTGAGTCCAATGAAATCTCTCTACCTTTAGCGTCAAGAATAATACCCTGCTCAAATACAATTGGAACATAATTAAACGTATATCCAAGGTCTATACCGTGTTGACTTGAATATACCTCGTTTACATCTCTGTATAGTTCAGCGTATTTATCCATTTGGTATTTCGCAACTTCAAGAGCTTTTTTATCTCCGTTATTAGTAACAACGAAATCCTCTAAAGCATCCATAAGTCTCTTTCCTTCAACCTCAGTAAACTTTTCACCTTTAACCCCAAAACCTCTTTTAGCCCATAACGGGTAGGTGGCTTTATTGTGGAGTAGTTGCCAGTATCTCGCGGCTTGGTCTACCGTTATACCATTACCTACCTCCTGTACCTCGTTAGCAATGTCATATACGAAAGGATGAACCTTTTTAGAATTACGCTTAGACCATTTATCAAACTTCTTACCTTTAAGTCCAGTTATAACCTGAAGTTCCTCTCTCATAGTGTTAAGCATTCTATTCTTTTCAGCAGTTTCTCTCTCCCTTGAACGGTGAAAATCCTTAGATATAGTATGGAAGAATCCGTCCCAAGGCCCTTCTCTGTTGGGATCGTTAGAGCTTAACATCTCCATCATCGTAATAAAACTTTCATGAGATGTTCCTACATATTTAGACGCATCCTTAATTTTTTGGATTACAGCTTCGCCAAATCCCGGTTTATTAGGATTGATTTGGGCCTGTTCTTTAATCTTTTTTGGATCGGCATTAAGAGATACAAGACCTTCCTCTATATTTATAGAATTAATTATCTTTTTGGATTCATTAACTCTCTCTTGAACAAGTCTTCCTGATCTTTCTATTTCATCTATAGTCTCCTTGGCCCTTAGAGCATCAATGTTGTTCATTTTTGAACCATCAGTAAGACCAAGAAGCTCATACTCCATTTTTTCGGACAAACTAAGCTCTCTTTTAACTGACTCAGCCTCTAGTTGAGCTTGACGTTCCATAGCAAGCTCCCTGCTACCTGTCCATCTAAGTGCATTAATATGAGCGTCTATAAAATCTATACCAAATTCACCCTCTTTGAAGTTTTTTCTAAGAGTATTAAGTTTAGCCGTTACACTCTCAGCGCCCTCAATGTTATTTTTGAATAGGATGTCAGCAGTAAGTATCTCTGATCCGCCTATCTCTCCAACTTTAGTTTCTACTAAATTAGCACCGACAACTTTTGGAGAAAGACCTCTTAGTTTCTTTAGTATATCAGCTCTAAATTGTCTTGTCTCAAGCTTTTGGAATAGTTTTTCCATTTTCTCAATCCTTGCTAACACATCCTTGGTGCTTGCATTTTTAGGCAGAGGCTTTGCTAGTGATTTAACTTCAGTAGCAGTGAGAATCTTCTCTACTAACTTCGATGACATTCTTGTTTTGATATAGTCATATACTTCATTAGCTCTTTCCGTAAGGTCTGTACGTCCTTCTCTTTGGCCACGCTTATAGGCAATAAGATTACCTCTGAAGTCAGCGTACCTTGATACGGCAGCTTGCCCTTGGTTTGGGCTTCTCGTAACAGCCTCAGCAGTGCCAACTTTAGGTCTTGACATAACTTCAACCTTATGAACTATATCCTCTATCTTACTAGCAATCTTAACAGCTTCGCCTTTTTCCGCCTCAAAAAGCATATTAACCATAGCATCAAGTTCTCTGGTTCCATTCTTTAAGCCTGAGAATCTTTCTATAATTTCATCAAACGTCTCAACCCTCTCTTCGCTTTTGCCTTGTTTTTCGTTTGTAATTCTTTTTTGCTCTTCAAAAGTTCTTTCGCCTCCCGTAAGGAGTTCAAAGTCTTTGATAAATTGTTCAGCTTTCTCCTTTGATTTAAACTCAGTTTTCTCTCCTTCTTGTTGGGTGACTGTAAATTTACCATCCTTCGTTTCCTCCACTTTAAGTTTAACATCTGGTCTTTCAACTCCAGCACTTGCCTCTCCATCTATCTTAGCCTTCAACGCTTTAATGGTCTTAGCTATATGTTTTGCTGGCCCCTTGATAGCCTTTTTCCATTCAACATCTTTAACTATGGACTCTATACCTTTTCTGGCAGCTCTCACTTTATTTTCCGACTCGTATTCAATGGCTTTAGCTTTAGGCTTAACGTCTATTATATTTTCTGTTTCAGATTCGGGCGGAATACTCTCTTTAATGTCTGATTTAAAATCGTTACTTTTACGTATAATTTCGGCATATTTCGTATCAATAGTAGCTGGGGAAGTTTTTTCAGTTACTTCGAATCCGTTCAATCTTAAGGTTTTAATTTTTCCCGCGTATTCCCTTGCGTCAAATTCAACTTTTACATTATCATATTTTCCAAGTATAGCTGAAATACCGGGATTTTGCAAAGCGTCATTTTGCCCCTCTTCACTTACAAGCTCCTCATATTTCTTATTAATATCCTCCATATTATCAGACCTGTCATACCTATTATTGGCTTTCAATCTGGCAACTTTGTGTTGTCCTTTTTTATAGGCTTCGTATACTTTAGTATCTCCAAGGGTTGCTGCCATTGATTTAAGTTGAGCGGATGCATCATGTTTGCCGTTATTTTCCACATCGGTTGCAATCTTCCTTAATTTTGCAGGATCAACCATAGGCATAGCGCCTCTTGCGTACATTCCTTTAATACCAAAAGGAGTAGCTGATAAAACATTAACAAGAACTCTTCTTTGCCACTCCTCAGTAGGCCCAAATGTTTCTGTCATTTCACGGATAACATCATCATCCTTTGCCGCTGCGTGTATACCGGACTCGATCAATGATGCACCTTCAATAGCTCCGGCCATACCTACAGAACTTTTCATGTATCCGTTTACAATAACATCAAGCCATTTTTTACTAAATTTGATATTAGGGATTAAGCTGTTTGCGGCATAGAAAGCTGCGCCGGTTCCGGGATCACCACCAACCGCTCTGAATTTAACTTCTTCTATTCCCATTTTGAAAAGCCCTGCGCCAGCTTTATAAACAACTCCGCCTTTACCTATAAGATCAAAAAACTTTGTGACACCAGCAAATCCAACTTTATCAAGCAGCATCATTTTGATTGCTATATCAGTAAGATGCGCTCCACCTTCTATTATATCAGTAGTTAAAGTATTAACTGTCGCTTTATATTCTTTTGAATCCATTTCAATACCCAGTTCCTCATATATAGGATTAACATAAGCCCTCACCTGTTCTATAGATGGGTTTGGATTACTTTTAAATGGCATTATATTAATATCGCGAATAGTGGCAGCGCCTAATCCTGTAAGGGTTTTAAGGTTTCTATCTTCGAGAGCTACGTTTTGGTTTAGTAAATACATCCTTGATACAGCTTCAGACCTGATATTTTCCTGACGAATTTCTTCAGAGATCAAAGCTCTGGTTCTTTTATATTCGTTGGCTCTATCAAAAGCTTTAAGAGCTTCAGGGTCTAATCCTTCCTCTTTTTGTTTTGAAGTACCGTATACTGTTAAAGTTTTAGCTTCTTGGTAATCGGAGAATTTTTTATCTATATCAGCAAGTTTTTGCTCAAGAATAAGTAGAATCTTTTCAGACTTAATACCCTCTTGTAGAAGCTTTTCTGGCAAATCGTTAATTTCTTTGTTGGCTTTAATGATTTCAGTTACAGATTGCTCATGCTCAATTTCATCTTGAGTTTCATCTCCACGCATTATTTTAGTACCGTCCTTATTATAGAATCTATAGAATACTTCATTTTCATATTCTTCAGTACCAACTTTAACAGCAGATGGAGTTGACATACCTCCGGGCATATATACAGCAGTAGCATAAGACACAGTATGTCTTGCGGCTTTTTCTGTCTTGTCCTCACCTAATAAGTCATCCAATACAGCTATTTCATCCTCAACTGCTTTTATAGTTTTAGGATCAGCTTTTTGTGTGCGTAGCTCCTCAAGGCGTATGTTAGCTTGCATTCTATCAAGTTCATTTGGATTGAATCTACCTTCAGCTCTTTCTTTGTAGCTATTATATAGACTACCACCTATTGCCTCACGATTTTGCTCAAGTACTTTTCGATCGTTATTTTTTATAATAGAGTTATCATACTCTTCAGCAAACGTTTCACGTTTATCTTCATATAATACCTTATCAAATGCTCGATCAACCATTACACCAGTATAGCCCATATCCCTATACTGCTTCTTCATCTTCTTAATCTTTTTAGGATCAGTAAGAATTATATCAGCTTTACTTATACCGGTTTCTTTTTCAATATTTACAAGTCTTTCTCTAAATTCTTTTGCGATTACTTCCGAATAAGCTTCTTCCATAAGAATCTCATTATTATACCGTTGAGTTCTATGGCCTGAAGAATTAAATTCGGTAGCTAGCACTTTCCTTGTTTCTTCTATATGTTCTTTAACATCTATTGAACCATCTCTACGCCCCTCTTTGTTTAATAAACCCTGAACTCTTTCGTCAGTTTTATTAACCATGTCCTCATTAATAACGTCCTTATCTTCCTTATCTTCACCTTTAAGTGGATTAAAAAAACGAACACCACCTACAGTTGGTATAACTTGTATAGTACTTAACCCACGACCAATCCTATTAATCAGACCACGTTTCTTTTTCGTGTTCTTCATTTCAATACGAGAACTTTCAGCCCATTCAGGTTTTTCTTCGTATTGCACATCACTACCTTTATGCTCGTTGTTATACCTCTTGTACTTCTCAGTCATCCAACCTAAAATCTGGTCTTTATGAACGCCGTGTGATGCTAGATTCTTAGCGCCAGCTTTTACTTCGTCTGAAAATTCTTGAGGGTAAGTTGGCAGTCCGGTTTCCTTTTGAGGATCGTCTATGATTTTTGCCATTTATATTTTATTTATTTATCTTTGTTTGCATTTGCGTTTTTTCGACTCAATTCATCTAATTTATCATAGTCTAACTCTCCGGTTTCAGGATCAACTACAGATATAGGTTGATCGAAGTGGTCTTGTACATCGTATTTTGCAAGTTCCCTCTCTATATCATCTCTTTGTTGATCACTCATTTGAACGTCATGTTTATATTCATCCCAAGGTTCTGCAATGCTTCTATATTGCTTTCCTGTAAGTGAGTTCATATAAGATAATGAGTTTGAAATATCGAATCCACTTGCGTATGATGCGTTACGTGAGTATGCTATAGCACCCTGCCATATGTGTTCAGATACATTTGTATCCCTTGATAGTGGTTGATTTTCACCATTCTCATCAACATAACTAACTCCCCCCGCATCAATGGCATTAATCATTTCCTGACTCATTGCTGAACCTTTTACAGCCGTATAATTATCCAGTTTAACGGGTTTACCTTGATCATCTTTCATGGTTAAGCTTGGAAAGAAAATCGGCGATGTAGCTAAAAATCCGTTATCAACATTTGTTAATTGAGAAAGGTTATCATCAGTAAGATTTGTCTCCGACCATTTATTATCCCTCATATCCCATCCACCATGCACTCCGGCCTTTCTCTTAAATACTGATTTAGTTCCGTACACATCTACGTTACCATTTGATGCTGGGGTAAATACATAAGGTACAGTTGTTGGGGTTGTTCTTTCTTTCCTTGTAGTTAGGCCTATTTTTTTACCAGCTATTGTCACTCCAATTTTTTTCTTTGGCGTTACTACGTTAACAGTATGTTGAGCTTTAGCTCTTGTACCGGATGGTTGTGCGGAAACTTGCCATTGATAATTAGCCTTGTTACTTCCATCGCTTTCACTTGGCTCTGTAAACTCTTTAGGGTCTGTATATTCCGGTAATCCACTTGTTGCTACTTCCGCAAATTCTTCGAAATTACCATATTTTCTTTGTAGGTCAGCACTGGAAACAAAACTGTTATCTGCTGTGTAGCCGTTCTTCCACATTTCATCTAATGCTCCGCTTATACCTTCAAGATCATAATCGTATTTGTATTGTGAAGATTTTCTTCTTCCAGATATAGTTGCTATTTGTGATTTTTCAATATTAGGTGTACCAAACTTTTGCATTCTTTTTTGAAGGTCGTCAGTGTCAATCTGAATATTCCTATTGAAATTCTTCATAAACGAACTATTATGAGCTTCACCAGTTGCATATCCTTTAGCTAAACCTCCATAAGCAGAACCAGTTATCTGCCCATCAATTAAATCTTGATTAGCTTGATTATCATAAAGATCAGGTTTATCTAACATTAACTTAGAGGCTTTATCTACCATTTGTCCCATAGCTTTAGATGATACAACGAAATTCGCAAGATCACCCTCCATCGACTTCATTTCATACCACGTGTCAAGATTTCTTGATTTATTTGAAATCTTATCATAATTATCAGACATGAATTTATAATATTTGTTCGTCTTATTAGTAAACTCAGGTATATCTCTATACCAAACTTGACCAGAATCAAACTCCTTTATATTCTTCTCAAATCTATCACGCTTCTTTTGCCTTGCTGCTGTATCAGCTTGTGCTAAACCTGAAGTATCAAACACTTGTGCAAATCCTGCTGATGTTGGTGTGGTTGCTGTAATCATTATCTATTTTTTAATAAGCTTCCAAAATTATTTTGAGATACAAATGACCCCATAGGATCATACGTATCTTTTTTATTATGCCATAAATCTGGAACTTTTATCGCTCCCGGTGCTGTCTTTTGAGCGAATTCCGCCTTGGCAGTCTTCCTCCTCCCAAACCAAGTGCTACTGCCTTCTCCACCTTCATCTGCATTAGCATCAAGTAGACTGGTGGTACCGAAAGCCCCCATAACATTTTGCATACCAGCGCCAATAAGTTGATTACGTTGGTCTCTCTCGTCATATGCTATATTTCTATTTATCTCATCGACTCTATTTTTTTCAGTGGCCATCCTATCTCTAGCTCCGTATAACCTGTTAATATTCCTATACCTCATATTAGTATCCATCTCAGACAAGCTCCTATAGCTATTAGACTGTCCTTGAGCTATTTGAGATACCATTCCTAGCCCACCTTTACGCGAACTCGATTGTGATAATGCGGAAGAGCCAGCCCTTTGAATGTCCTCTACAGCCCTTTGTCTTTGTTCTGGTGGCATACCAATATACGACCAATACTCAGCGTCCGTCATATTTTGGAATACCTCATCTGGAACATCCGCCTCTGGTATGATAGGCTTTTTCTTAACCATCCCGGCTATAGTTTGTCCTAATCCTATCGCCGCTTGGACTCCTGTTGCTATTGCTGCTAAACTCATTCTTTATCTTGTTTTAAAATTATTACAAATATAAGTAAAATAATCGAGAATTCCTAATTTTTACCCCCTAGAAACTATGATCTTAGCGAATCTAAGCCTCATGTTCTGTTGAGCTACTGCTACCGGAAGTGTCAATTTAATATTTGCATGAAACCCTTTAATAGTGTCACCTTCAAGGATGGCTTTATCGGCAAGGACAAAGTTTGGTGTATTAATATCACGAAGAAAAGACGCATGCCACTCCTGCTCTTTCTGAGTAAAATCAAGCGTATTTAATGATGACTGCTGATTAATACCGCCATATAAAGCTTCGGTATCTATCGTAACATCCAGAGGGTGAGAGCCATTGATATGAATACCGAAGTAATTTTTCAATATCGTAGGTTCTATATTCGATGGAAACTGAACAGTGGTTGCTACTGCCGATCCAAACGCGCCACTTGAATTACTTTTTATGTTTTTATCTATGCCTACATAGTTCATCTCGAACAGGTCATCTGTCTGAATAAAGAATGTCCTATTATTAATATACGATGAATACTTAGGCTTGAATAAAGTTATAAATGTAGTCCACTTATTATCCTTTTCATCAAACGAAAGAACCTTACATTCATTATCAAATGAAATTATGTACGCATCATTATTGATATCATAAATACCATATACAGCTTTATTAGAAATTTGGAGTAAACTTTTACATGCATTTGAGAACCAACCCCTCATGCCGTATCTGGAAATCTCTTCGATACCATTTGCTGCCAATCTCAAGACTACACCGCGAGATGCGTCAAGCCAGTAGCGTCTATTCCCAATAGCTTGGAATGATCTATAATCGTGTATTCCATATATTCCAGAATACTGAACAGCTTCAGACAGGACTCTCTTTTGTGTGCTAAGTATCTGATTGTTACCTTTTCCGTCATACATAACGGACTTATCAACATATACTTTAGACACTTTGTCCTGTTGCATCATGAGAATATGATCTCCTTCGTTATGGAGGTGAATAATTGAACCGAAGTTCTTATCGTATTCTTCGTAATTCTTATCTGAATAAAAACGGTTTAACTTATTTATATCCGTATTTGGAATAATCACCTCAGAATACATTAATGTAGCTATTCTTTGACTCTCCTCTTGATTTATAATTGCCGTAGGTCTTCCCTTATCATAATGCTCTGAATCTGAATAGTCTGATATATCATAACTTTCAAATATTATATCATATACATCAGAGCCATTCGAGTATGGAAAGTTATAACGGCTCTTTAAGTAAGCATCACCAGTTATAATTATATCCGAATCGAGAATAAAGCTTGCTTCGGTATAAATAGACTGAGACGTTTCAAGTTCTTTACTTGGTCTAAATATCTCTATTATAGAACCATTAGCAAGAAACCCTCTCGTTTCAGACTGGTCAAGTCCATCTAATGATGGTATTACAATAGCATACCCACCGGTAGTCACGCCCCCGGTAGGCTCTACGCCAACAATCTCAGCCTCCATTAATCCCCTAGCCCAATCCGTAAGATTATCTTCCGGGGCGGATGGAGTGGAATACGTTGCTGTAAGTACTCTTATCTTATCTCCTTTCTCCCAAACATACCCAAGATTCCCACCGTTATTATTATTCCATTCAGCAATAGAGCCAATATCAAGGACTACGTTTACATCAGAACCAACCTGATTAGCAGCACCTCTCGTGGCGATCTGTATAGACTGATCATATACATTGGCCCTTGAATACACAACCTTTACAGACTCCGCCCATGAGGGCATTGCGTTATTTATAGTAACCTTAATAGTTGCGGCTCCTGCGTCTACATATGATCCCGCTGTTAAATTCCTCTCTCCTAATGTTTTAATATAAACTTTCGACTCTTTCTGAGTTTGCACTCCATTAGTTCTTCCGTACTTATCTTGATATTGAAGACCTACATTATACCATGCTCCACTCTTAAATGTCTTTTCATGAGAACCAGTTGTGGATGTAATAATAAACGCATCGTTACCTGTACTTGGTGGTGCGTTATTTGTACTAATCTCTTCAATTGACATGAATCTATCTGGATATGATTGGTACCATTCGGGTGTCGTAAAAGCCGTGTAGACTGTATCCCAAGAATCCCCAAATTGAACATTATATATTACATAACCAAATGGATACGAGTAATCGTTAGGAACGCCGCCACCTGTGACGCTTTTACCGGAAACGGTAACTATATCACCCTTAGATGGTAAACCGAATTGAGCATTCATTAATGTAGTAAACTCACCAACATTATTCATCCCTAACCTAGTATTACCCGGCGAAAGAACACTCGTATCTATTCTCTTAACTCCACCAGCCGATGCATCAGCATAAATTACCTCTAAATCATAATCTACATCAACATCATAAAATCCAATTCGATTATTTCCAGTTATTATCCTATTATTTGAAAACACTAAAGTCCCAGCAGTTTTCGGAATGTCATCTGATATTTGATTTGACTCCTCTAGCGATATAGAAGGATATAATCCGTCATTAAAGAACTTATATACTTGATATCCACCGTCTAAAAATGTTGAGTCAACATCTATTTCTTTTATAATAAAAAAGTCGCCATCGTTGCCTGATCGCGCCGCTATCTCTATAGATTCAACGAGTCCGTTAGAATTTGCACCACTCATGTAAATATTAATAGCGTTTACGGTACTTGAAACGCCAGCAAGTAATACTGGGTCTGTGTAATCGTCTATAGAATACGCAACATCACTAATAGGCGAGAATAGCGATTTCATTTTATTTTTAAAGATAAACCTATATTTAAACTGAAAAAACTTTCCGGTAATATTATTTGTTCGATAAGTTGTATCTGACTCCAAAATTAATAATGGTGCTTCGAGCGGTGTGACTTGCGCTAATGTAAGCATATCGGCGGTTAAAGTTCCGTATGTAACATTTGTGTCATACATACCAATCTCATTTTCACCATCAGTCCAGATAAGGATTCCTTGAGTAACAATCAATGATTTAATAACAGTATTTGTTGTGAATCCCAAAAATGAACTTGAAACAATATCCGATACCGTATTTGTGGACAGAGTAAATTTTGAAATCCTATCAACACCAGCAATACCAGCAATGAAATAGTACAAATCATCATTAAAATTATCTTTAAATAATCCAAGTATACGATCAGCACCAACGCCAACTTCATGATCGTATACGCCATTATAATTCGTTGCAACATCCACTGCTGAGTCGGCATAGTTCGAATTCATGAAGTTTTGAGCATCCACATATTCACCGGGCTGCAAAGCCCTAGCGTCTACGTCTTTATTCATTCCCTTATTAAATATTTTTATATCAGATATTTGTGACATTCTTTAGAGTTTAGGGGATTGCTTAAATGATTTTCTGAACTGCTGTAGAGCCTCTTCTTTTGTGAAAGACTTCAACCTTGCTTTTGCTAATCTTTTATCATTATAATAATCTGCTCTGGCGGCTTGTTTTTCGCTTTGAGCGAAGTGCCTACTCCTTTGAATAGATTTCCAGTAAATCCAAGACATTAAAGCTTCTTCAGCATATGGATGAATAACGGTTAAACCATCTGTAGCTCTACCATCAGATATGTATTTAAGATATATAGTTGATCCTACTTCAAAGGATGACAATACAAGCTGATTATTTTCTATGTCAATATTCGGTGAATAATATCCATTATCATTTTGCCCTCCGCCAACTCCGAATAAGCCTCCATTAAAGGAATAATACTTTTCGTCAAAATTAGTTAAATCATTTACATCTCCAACTAAAGGAATTTCATCACTTGCACCCAATGTCTCAAGTATATAGTCATTATTAATAATCCCTATGAATATATAATCTAAGAAGTCATCAGGAAGGTCTACGCGTAAAGAGCTATCCGTAGTTAGATTCACTACTTTAGTAGAACCTAATATATCGAACGTTAATTCCTTTAAACCTCTATTGGCTATATGTAATAGCCTTAAATGATCATGGGTTGTAAGGTGACCCTGTTCTGCAATCAAGTTTGTAACTATTTGGTCTACTGATATATACATATTTATTATTTTATACCATCCTCGATTTCATCATGAGGTTGTTGTTGTTCGATTCCAAATGTAGCTAATAATCTCTTAAGTAGTAAATCTTCCACATCTGGCGGTACTGGAAAAGAATCAAGTTCACCTATCTCCCTTGAACTTGCAGCAATCATGGCGACCACTTCTGTAATGGCTGCTGGAAGATTCTTAAAATATACAACATCACCGATTTTCCAACAGTAAACTATACCGCTATTTTCTAACGCCTGACTTCCAGAATACATCCCTACGGCACCCGGTTCGGTTATATGAAAAATATTTTCTAAATCATCAATTGGAGACACTTGATACAAACCTAATCCAAAAGGAAGAGATATAATGTCAGTGGTAATAGTTATAAATTTTAATCCATTTACTCCAGCAGCCGATACTGTTAATACATCCGTGAATGTTAAGTAATCATCATCTACTTTATATGCGCCCAATTTAATATTATTCTTTGTAGACTCCCTTACAAGCTCATCTCTGACCTGATCTAGGTTCAGCATCACCTCTCGTATATCAATCGTCCTGTCGGGCTTTAGATGACCTCCTGAGAGGATTCTCATTGCTTGCTCAGCTATTTGTTTCTTGCTTGTTGCCATTATTTTTGTCCGTTAAATGCCATTCCGTATTGCGTAACTGATTCTTCTTTTAAGTTCATACCTATATTAGCCAATATATACATTGCTATCTCTTGAAACAGATTATCCTCAAACTCAAATTGAATTGATCCTGACTCATCATATATTGGCCTACTACTTGCTGTGGTATAATTCCAAAGTGGCGCTGTTGATAATTTAGAAACATACTCGATACTTATATCGGTCACCATTGTACTTGGATAGATTTGTATTCCATCATTCCTTACTACACATTTCGGGTGTGCATCTGAAGGAGCTAAAAATGAACTATTTAAAAGTGGGTTTAATTCAGCTTGTGTTAATTCAGGAACCTCAATGTTTGATCCTATAACCCTACCCCCAATCAATTGTCTAAAATCAATGGGGAAAACTCTTGGAGTTGCATCTGCAATCGTAGCATATGATAAGAATGGTCGCATGTCGCTATGTACCTTCTTGTTGACAAGGAAATAATTCTCTAACCTACTATATACTGCTATCTGAGCAAGTTCTGCCGAAATGTTAAATTCATCAGGAGAGACCCAACCGCGAGACTCTTTATTTGCTACGAATTGTACAAATCTGAATACTTTATCTACGCTTAAAGCTCCCATTATTTATAATTTGTTGTTTCCATATGCTTTTGGCCTAGTTTCATACCAAGTAAAGCGCTTTCTACTGTCGTGAATGTAGCTATTAAAGCTAAATATCCAGCTCCCGTAAGAACTAGGTACGTGCATACTACCATATTCCAAAATGATCCTATCGTGAATATTAATCTTATCGAACTCGCTACGCCTTCCGCTTCTTCAAGAAAGCCTATTTTTCTAATTTTCTTTGGCATAATTATCGAATTTCTTTTCCAACCTTAATACAGCATTATAAGTGTCTTCCATTTTTTCTTGATTAGCTTTATGTTCATTGAGATAATCTATATTTGCCTTATTAGTTTCTGAACATGATTCCACTTTAGCAACTCTAGTGCTGGCGTTAAGTAAGAGGCCCATCATTGTCATTATTATTGTCACCAATACTGTCACTGCCCATGACGGTAATCTCATCTCACTCTTCATTATTTCTCCCATAATATTTTGTTATAAAATCATTTCCACAGCTTATTTGCAAATATACTAAAAATAATTCACAATACCAAATTAAAACAAAAAAAAGGGATGTAATTTTACACCCCTTCTGTATATAAGTTTATCAAACGATTACCCTAGAAGTTTCTTGCGCTTTTTTTCTACTTTTTTCCAAGCGTCTTCTCCCTCTTTAGTTGATAGTGTAGCTTCTACAAAACTCAGAAGTGGATCTTGCCCTACCGGAACAACGTGAATTGACACGTCCCCCAGAGTTTCCTTTATATAAATAGCCCTCTGTTCTTTTCTTAGAATACCAAGTTCAATAGCTTCAAGTATTTCTACTCGTCTTTTGACTTTAGGATCATCCATCGCTTCGAGAAATTCTCTTGGTTTGGCTTTAGCAAACTGCATCATATCATGCCTTACCTCTTTAGCCGATCTATCTGTGTTCATTCCAACTCCAATAGCCAATGACAGAAGATCGTCAAAGTCCATAGTTTTAGCTGCGTGTCGTGCATCAATTTCAAGTTCCTCGTCTTCGATTGCTTGCGCCGCTACTGCTTCTGGGTTATACTCGTAAAAGATATGGGCTTTACCTTTAACCCTGTTCTTATTACTTTTATTCCAATTACAAGACCTTAAATACTTAAGTAGATTAGGCTGATCTTCATATACCCGAAGCGAACCATTTGTGAACATAATATTAGTTAACTCCACATATGTGGGCTGCTCTTTCTTCACGATTGATTCCTCATTAGCAGAGAATCGAATTGGAATTGTTTTTTTACTAACTGAATCAAAAATTACATCTTCCGATGGTACTCCTTGTATTCCGGGATAAAACCTTCCCTCTGTTGCTGGACTGTTATTTTTGTGTGTAAGTTTGAAAATTATTGGCTTCACAACGCCTGCGTTGGAACCAATGTTAATTGATTTATTCATATTATATATAATTAAATTGAGTTTACTTAAAAAGAAAAAGCAAGAAGGCCGAAGCCCTCCTGCTGTATAGAATAATTACGCTTTAGTAATCCAAGCATAACGGTTATTTGCAAATCCCTCGAAACCGCGTTCTGTACGATAGTTGGACTTCAGAACGTCTTCTCCACTTGTTTTGTTCTGTAGAACTGCACTACCTGTTAACCAGTGTTCCATTTCCCTTGAATAGTCTCCTGCTTCTTTGTAACGAATACTCAGAGAAGGAATACTTTCACGAGATTTAGCATCTGTTTGACTATCTCCCGGTACGACTAGCATCGCGGTACGATACTTAGAGTCTGCGCTTGCAGAGTCTTCGAAACCTAAGAGTGTAGTATCATTGAACGCCTTGTAAGACTTCTTGTGGAAAGTGTATCCCCCGTATTGGAAAGATTTGAATCCCATTTGAACAGCCTTTTCAGCTCCACCTTCGAAAATTCCGAAAGAAGCTCCACCGTTATTAGTAGAACCACCGAAATAATCACGGAAGTTATCGTCAATGTCTAAACTAACTGATAAACCTGACCAGCAAGTGTTCTCCATCGCTCCTTTGTTCTTATCAAGGGCAATAGTAGTTGTACGGAAGTCCGCTACACCAAAAGAAGTTGTGTAAGGAATCGCGTTACCACTTTTTGCAAAGTCAATAAGACCTTCAGTACCCCTCATTCCAATTCCCGATAGAACTGTTGCTGCTGCGGCTACTTTTTCACCGTTAAGCATTTGAAGTTCCATATAGTCATTGAATTTTTGGTAGGTATCTGTTTCACCTTTCATATACCAAAGGTATCCAGATTCTCCAGATTTAGGATCAATAATCTTCATCCAAGTCATGTTGGTTGCTTCAGAACCAGTAACTTCGTAAGATTCTTTGATAATCATTACGCTGTTATCGTACTTGATTATGTTTGGAGTCATACCTTTAGGTTGGTCTGTTCCTTCAGCAAATTCTGTACCAGTAATGATAGCTACACCGGGAATATTAGCAACATCAGTTGCAGTACCAGAATAGGTCAATACTTGTGCAAAAATAAGCCCAGTGGCTGGGGTTGCAGGAGTTGAGCCAGCTGTATAACCGGGCACATTAGTAAATGCTGCCCCATTAACAGAGAGTGCCGCTACAAGTCCTACTTCTCCGTTTTCAAACTCAATAATGTTATTAAGTCTGATTGGGGAATAGGACGCACTTGCGGTATATGCAGATGCATCAATTTGAATTTGATAACCACCTGTAATTGCTTTAGTATCAGCGTCGGTATCAATAGTGATTGTTTGATGAACCCTATCTTCCTCGAAGTGAGTAAAGCTGCTTTGAGATACAGCTCTCTTGTTACCCATCATGTCCATGAGTCCTGAGATGCCTTGATCGCCAAAGCGTGCCACGAAAGTAGGGTCTACTTCTGGCTTGTGAATGTCTTTAAGGTAATTAACCGTAGAGACATAGTTTTCGTTTGTTACAACCTGAGCTGAACTCGGAGTTGCGCTATAATATGCCATTTTGTTCTGTTTTTTTAAAGTTTATTATGAGAATAATGCATTCCCAATTTGGTCTAAGACTGAAATTCCTGTTTCGCCTCCACTTTTATCGTCTTTTCCGATAAGGTCAACGTTCTTAAGGTCGTTAACTACATCTTGAGTACCTTGTCCTTTGGCAAAAGTTACAATGGCTGATTTGATTTCTTCAAAATTGTTCAGAATATATCGTTCCTTTACAAATTTATTTACATCATATTTTCCATCTTCTCCTTTGTACCTATCCCAAAATTTATTGAGATCATGACCTTCCTTAACTATATTCTTCGCTTCAGTTGAAGGTACAAATTTAAAATCATCCTCTCCTATCTTAAATGAAATGTCTTCATTTGCATCAACAGCATCAGATAATTCATTTTTCCATAATTCAACATCTTTTTGCGAAGCTGCGTTACGATCCTCTCTAGTTTGTTCAGGAGCAACAGCCCACTTGTCTTGATATTTTACTAACTCTTTTCTGGCTGCTTCGCCAGCTCTTTTGATTTTGATACTAGCAAGAGCTTTTACCTTATCGGTTGCATCCTTACTTACCCCATAATCATCTTCAATCAACAGATTGATTTCTTCGACGGTTAATCCGTCATTCTCTAAAATAGACTGTTCCCGAATTGCCTCAAGATCACTCATTTCTTTGAAATTAGTAGTCTGAGTCTTTAGGAAGTCATCTGTTCTTCCACCGCTTTTAACATATTCATTTAGCTTTTTTACCATATCGGTTGCGAAAGCGTTTTCTCCTGCGTCTGTAATTGCGGCCTCTATATCGGCGTAAGTTTTAAATCTTCCGCCACTCTTTTCCGATAAACTTTGATCGAAGTCTAAAGGTTTAATATCTTTGTTTTCTGCCAAGAGAACCTTTTCCGGTACTTCCGGTACTTCCGGTACTTCCGGTACTTCCGGTGTTTCTGGTACTTCTGGCACTTCCGGTGTTTCCGGTGTTTCCGGTACTTCCGGTACTTCCGGTACTTCCGGTACTTCCGGTACTTCCGGTACTTCTTCCTCTGCTGGTGTAAAACCAAGCAGTTTAGTCATTTCGTTCTCAACGATCATAATTTGTTAATTTAATTTAAGTAATACAAAGATACAAATAATTTTTCGATTTACCAAACTTTTCGATAATTATTTTTCAAATGAATTATTTTCACCTTCTGGTTGAGCTTCAACCACATCTACTTTACCTTCATTTAATAAAGCTATTTGTTCCATTTTTTGTTCATGTAGTTGTCTATTTATTTCAGAAGTCAATCGTGTTTCGTGTTCTTTCTCTTTCATCTTAAATTCGCTTAACGCTTGAGCTTCCTGTATTTTGGCTTGCGCTGCTGCCTGAGCGCCTTTAGCTTGTTGTTCTGCATTATCTACAGCTTGATTATGAGCAGCTTCGGCTTGCTCTTGCATATATTTCTTTCTCCTTTGTAACATATACTGATTTGCAAGCTTAGTATTCTTAATAGAACGAATCATAGACGCATCCTCAGGTCTAAGTTCTTTTTGATCTATCGCTGAACGCATATCGAACTCTAATTGTTGTCTTTCTCGCTCATCTGGGGCAGCTTCAATACTTATGCCAAATTCATATAAAGAAACATCCTTAGATACTTCGAGTACATCCATAGCATGCTGCCCTATAGCTCCAACATATCCCTTATATGGTTTACCATAATAAACGAGGTCTTGTATCATTAACACTGCCGCCTCAGCAGTTCTTTTATATAGATTAAGATATGCATCATGAATACCCTTGGTTGCGGTATTAGATGCAATAAGGTTCATTTTAGCAACGCCAACTACCGAATCCTTATCGGGCATACTGCCTTCTCTGGCCTCATTGATGCCGGATACATCACGTAACATGCGTAAATTATGATCATATTCTACAAGTAACTCATTGATAGCTCCCCCTACCCCACCTTCAAGTTCCGCTATTGGCTTTGCTTGATTCGGAAGCCCATCATCATCAATATACCTAAAGAAATAATTACCAGTTTGATCATATATATCAATAACTTCAAGAGAAGAGAACGTTCCGCCCTTACCATTCTGTATGTTCTCGATTGAACCGACCTCAATAGCTACGCCTTTTGGTCTTGCTTTAGCGATTGTTTGCTGTAGCTTTAAGTGGACAAGTTGGATTTGATTACCGAATGGTATCATTCGCTCACAAAAAGACTGATTAATCTTCCTGTTTAAATTGGGGGTATATACTATATAATCAAGGTAAGTTTTACTTAGGCTTGATTTAGCTCTGATTTGATTCTTCGCTTTCCCATAGTCAAATAAAACGTCAGTGCCAACAATCCATTTACCTGAGTATTTACATTCGTAATCGGTTTGCTTAACATCTCTTTTGTATTTACTTTTCTTTGGAGCTTGATATGTATCTTCTTTCTTATATACAGTATAATTACCGTATTTATTATATTTCTTTTCCGTTTTTAAGGAATTTGGAACCTTGAATTGGCCATCAAATACATCAATAAGAAATTTATCGTATTCAAAATATGTTCCTGATGATGTGGTTATTGGACTCGAATTAAATGACGTTGGATTGTCATGCATTCCTTTAAATCTTTCGGCTATAGTACGCCACTCTACGTCATCAATTTGATTGCCAGTCTCATCCTTCAGGGCGCTGATGGTGACTCTTCTAAGTTCCCCGCCCCAAGTAATTTCTTTATGATCTGGAGATAAAGGAGTTGAACTAACGAAATATAAAGGGTCTACATATCTTATAATAACACCGCGATGGTCAAGTTCTGTCTTAACGCAGGCAGTGCCCACAACGACAAGGTCTCTTACTATTCTTTTAGCAAGTTCTTTCCAATCGTTTATATCCATAGCCAACGTAAGCCCCTGCTCTATAGCAATCTCTGCGGCCTGTTTATATCCAAGCTGCATGAACAATTCAATTTCATCCTCCGTTTCTGCAATCTCTTCATTATCGTCAAGCATTGGGATACCTGATTCAGCCTGAAGACCCATAAGGAAATTCTTTGAAAGCATCTTTGTTTTCATCTCCATTTCCTTTTTCTTTCTCTTTGAAACAGAAAGAGGGTCAATGGCATTAGCTTTAATGGAATATTCGTAATTTGTGATACTATTTACAATCAAGTCAACGAATTTAGGAATAATAGGAACAACACTCCAATCAAGATTTACAAAGGATAAATCCCCTTTTACATTGAGCAAATCTCGGTATTGATCTGTGTCTTGATATCCGCCAGCATAACTCCTTAAAGTATCAAACCTTAATATCCTATTATCTAAAAGCGATCCATCTGCTCCAGCCCATTTGTTATACATAGACCTTATAAACTGTAATCCGTATTCTTTTGTTTCCTTTTCTACTTCAGAAGCAAGAGCGCTTGGAAATCCATTGTGTATATTCATCTTCTAATTAATCTTGATTTTGTTCCGTTTATTTTGTATTCCCGCACAAGTCGGGATTTATTGTTTAAATCTATTGGCTTTTTCATATGTTTCTTTACGGCCAACAACGTGAGTCCACATGCTACTGTAGCATCGTATTTTGTCCAGTTATCAGCCTCGAATCTTAATAAGTCTGTTATTAATCTATTGAAATACAATAGACCCATTGTGTTTTTTTCTATGTTGTGTCCCACGTAGAAATATACATATTCCTCTATAACTCCTATAAGTGAATCTCTAACGCTATCTCCAGTCGTAGGAATACCCATAGTTTTTTGCCTCACGCTGGATTTCGTATTGGTAAACTCCGGTCTCTTCATTAAATACGACTTGTACCCTTTCTCTATAAACCAGTTAATAATACCAATTTTATTATTCTCAGCAAGTAATTGACACCCGTAAAACAGACTCTGCTTTAACATATCCTCATACATAATATATGATGTAGGAGGTCTGTTAATATACTGACAAACAAACATATTAGATTCTTCTTCGTAAACTGGATTATACATCCTAAATACATATGAAGCAGCGTTAGACTTATTACCATCTGTTGTTTTATCGTGGTCATAAGGGTCAACGCCTGATCTAATCGAAGCCATGTTTCCGGGTTCCATCCTCCCATTTTTCCATGATTTCTTATTTTGATCCTCAACAGCGGGAACCCATGCTACCAACCATTTACCAGACTTTGTACTGATAAATTTAACTTCACTTCCAAATCCATTAGTCCAAACAAAATCTCCGGGCGTTAATATCTTATGTGCATGTTCTGCATTCCAATCATATTGACTATAAAGAAACTCAACATTAAATGAACAATCCTTTACCTCAACCATGAATGCTTCATCAATGTTGAACGGAAATTGTCTTTTGAACTCCGCAAGTGCAGAAGGATCATTTACTAAGGCTAACCTTTCATTTTCTAGAAACGCTTTCGCCCCAATTTCAATCATTGTACCATCCATGCCTAACACTGGCTTATCTGGTGTATCAATCACTGATTTACCAAACTGATCAATAAAACCTTCCATTCCATCGTAAGCAGGGGTAAAGTATCTGTATAACCCTGTTTTTGTTTGATTATTGAGGTTTCTATCGTTGGGGTCACTGTTATCGAACATATCCTTGAAGTTCGATCCGCCCTTACGACTCATCTCATTAACAGTAGATGGGAAAAAAGCTTTTCCGGTAATTTTACGCCCCTGAGTAAGCGTTGGCCGCATTACTCTCCAGTTTTGCCTTACATCTACCTCATCCCACTTACCACCCTCATCCGGTACTACTATCTTTAATTTATATGAGTCAAATGAGTTCTCAGCAGTATTTTTCCATTCTATCTTACTTTCCAGAGCTTCTGATATTTTAACCTTCTGTGACCTCTTAGTAATACGCTCGCCCGGCTTGTCAAACTCAATCATTGACTTAGGATTATCTGTACCCGCAATAATTGGTTGATAAAATTTAGGTAAACCCCTAAACATTTTTACAGTCTTGTGAAAGAACTCTTTTGCGTCAGCTCCGGTCTTACTCATTATTCCTCCGGTAGAGCTAAATGATCTTGTCATAACCTCAAGAATCAAAGACGCACCCTTATATGTTGCACCCTCTCTACGGTGCTTAACCATTAACATACCATATGAAAACTCATCAACCACACACGCTTGCCAGTGGTAAAAGAACCTCCTATCTCTATCCCTATAATCAGGATATCCAACGTCAATCTTACAATGAGCTAAATAATAATAATGTGGCCCCGTAATCCATGTTGCTACTCCGTTTATCATTATCCAGACTCCGTTCATTCTTCTATCGAAGTCTTCTTCAATAAACTTTATATCCTTATCTGTGTAATTCTCCTCCGATTTATTAATATCGAAATCACCCATAAAAAGATCACGGCTCCATTTCTGATGCTTCTTAACCTTCTGATTATTGATGATTTTTCTAGCAGTTGGCTTCTTAGGTATTATAACATCAATTTCACCTACCCTATATATCTGTCCAGTTGTGCTGGCTAATTTTACACAATGTACATTATCGCCTTGCATATAATTATATTAGTATAATATACAAAGATACAAAAAATAATCCAATATAACAATTATTTGTCTAAATAATTTATTTCATCAATAAGTATACCGTTAATTATTTTTTTATAGAAATTTTCTTAGCCAACTTCTCCGACATACCCTCTTTGAATATAGCCTCTTCAACATGTTCTTCAAGGTCTGCCTCTCTCGCCCCTAACATCTGCTCGGCTATTTCCTTTGCGCTATCTAATAATTCTCTCGCATCGTTAAATCCTTGCTTCTTAGCTTTTAACGCGGTAAGCCACTTGTCATCATCAAGTGTATCGTCTATAGGTCGTCTAACGATATCAAGTAATATCGTAGTGGCCTCTAATGCGCTAATGTATAATTCAAATTCTCTATTAGCTGTTATATGTAAGACATCTGTTATTATACGACTCACGGTCTTACTCTTATTTAACATAAGAATATCTTTATCTGAATCATACTTAATGCCAAGCTCAATTATAACAGCCTCTTTCCTTTTGTTTAATAATATAGCATCCGTTCCCCTTTCAACGTAAACTTCTATAATATAATCTATTAATTTATCAATAGAAATAGTGAAGCCTTCCTCCGAAAGCTCCACTTCTCCATATTTAATTAATAGATATTCCTTTAGTTCTTCTTTCATTATACTGTAAATTCAACATTTGGATCAATTACCGCAATAACATCACGCTTCTCCATTCTGTAATACATCTTACCATTGATATTAATCTCGTATTCACAGTTCTTATTAAAGAATATTTTGTCTCCAACAGACACCCCCGCTTCAAAAGCCTCATCTCCAACGTGAGCCACAAATCCAACCCTGTCAACATATTCCGTTCCCGTTTTACGGCTTAACACTAACCCGGAATCAGTTTTATTCTTAAATTTAGCTTCATCGAATTTAACTGGCTCTACTAATACAAAATATCCTAAAGCCTTTAATATACCATCTCTCATCCTTGCGTATATTTGATTATATTCAAGCCAGCGATAATGCTTATCTTTTACTGGCACTATTCTTTCATTTTCTACTACAAAGTGATGAACAAATACCGTATCCCCCACTTCTATCTCCTTATTATCTGGGCAAGCAACTACTGTAGCTTCCTGTACGGCGTTATGTAGCTTACGGAATATAGTATCTACTTTCATTGTAAAATCGCCAACCTTTATCTCGTTGTCATACAGCCCCTTGAGTTCTACGATAACTCTATCATTGCTAGTTTTCCACATATCTCACTTCATCAATTTCATATTCAATCGCTACTGGCATGTTCTCTATAGATTTCCAAATCCTTGAATGATTTGAATCATTCTTTCGAACAAGAATATCATACTTCGCATATCCGCGCTCAATACTTCCATCTACATCAAGTCGTATTTCTGTAATTGTTAACGTTCCAGACATCATTTTTTGTCCAACCAGATAAGTCAATCCAGTTTTTGGATCATTTATCGAAATTTTTCTAATTAACCCATTTGCTACAAACATATCTTTATAAATTTAATTTTTTTTATTTCTTTTTATCCGTAATGATGACATTAGTGGTTATTAACATTCCAGCTACCGATGCAGCATTACCGATACACGATTCAACAACTTTGAACGGATCAATAATTCCATCTTTTTCAATATCGGAAAGTTTACAAGTCACAGCATTATAGCCAAGCAAACCAAGCTCTATAGGTATATCTCCTTGATGTCCTGCATTACGCATAATCCACTCTGTAGGCATCTTTGCGGCATGAACCATAGCCATATAGCCAAGTCGCCTTGATTGATCCTTAAATCGCCTCTTTTCAAGCTCCTGAGCGGCCTTATAATAAGCCATCCCACCGCCTATAACATAACCGTGATTAAGGGCCGCTTTAGTAGCTGATAGTGAATCCTCAAGTCTGAAATACATATCCTTCATCTCTATTTCTGAATTACCCCCAACATAAATAACTCCAACGCCCGACGTAAGTGAAGCCATCCTCTGCTCATACCTCCAAGCCATATTGCCTTCGCGATCCTCATTTTGCTGCTCTTTAATTGACTCCACTCTTTCTTCAATGGCCTCATCTGTTCCAGCCCTTCCGAGCATTGTAGTGACATTTGCATCAACAATAATGCGATCTGCTGTACCTAAGTCACTTTCCTTAATCTTAGCAATATCAAATCCTCGCGCTTCTGACATAACAGTACCGCCGGTTACGGCTGCAACGTCGTCAAGAATATCCATTCGATCCGTTCCAAAGTGAGGAGCTTCGATAACTACGATTTCAAGCCCTTCTCGCATCTTATTGATCATTAGCGTACCTAGAGGTTCGCCCTCCATTCCGCCGCAGATGATAACCATTGGACGTTTCATTTTCATCATCACTTCAATAGGCGGTACAAGTTCTTTTATTGATGTTTCAAATTTCTTATCTGTAATAAAAATTGCAGGGTTCTTGAAATCAGTAATCTGTTTTACGGTATTATTAGCGAAATTTTTATTTATATATCCAGATTCTATTTGACATCCTTTAGTCACATCAATAATTGTATCATTCATTGACGTTTCTTCAAGCCTAATAGCGCCTTCTTTGCCTACAGAGTTAAATACCTGAAGCATCATATCGCCAATATGCTCGTCATTATTACCTGAGATTGTTGCAATAGCCTTTAACTCATCATCAGTCTCTACTTCTTTTTTGCTTTTCTCGATTATTTCAACCAAGTCTTTAGCAGCTTCTTCGATACCCGCCCGAACTTTTGTTACATTGGATTTATCAAATGCTCCATTTTCAAGAATCCTTTTTACAATTTCATATACCAATACGGTCGAAGTGGTTGTTCCGTCTCCGGCGTCTCTCGCTGTCCTTGACGCAGCTTCCTTTACAATTTGGGCTACAGCATTCTCAGTTTCATCTTCAAATTCAATTTGTTTAGCCACAGTTACACCGTCCTTAGTAATCGCATATTGTGCTCCAACTTGGATTAAAACATTCCGACCTCCCGCTCCTAGCGTAGAACCTACCGCTAACGCAAGCTTTTTTACTGACTTAATAATACTATCCTTTGTGTTAAAATCAATTTGCTTCATTTGTTTTAAATTTTAAATATTCATAATACTCTTTAATTCTTTTTGATCTCTCATGCTGATTCTTACTCTTCCAAAAATAACCGGGATTAACAAAGAATTTACCCAGCCTTTCCCCTTCATTATTTATTGAAACCATAAGACCTTTATCTACAAGTTCTTTTACTGATCTATTTATTGAACTTATTGATTTCTTTTCTGATCCAGCTTTATAACATTCATATATAAATTCAAGTTTCTCGGCTTTTCTAAAGACAACAAAATTATTATCATCCATCTTTTCCATTATCCAAAACAATAGCCTAAGAGATATAGAAGAGGACATTCCGAGTACCACATCCGCTATTCCATTGTAAACTTGGGAAAACTTTGTTGCCACAACAAGCTTCCGAAATTTCTGAAACTGCTTCTCGACATATATCTCTCTCATTCTATTTTAGGCGACAGGCATATATTTCTTCTACTTGAACCTTTAATTTATCAAGCGTTGCATGATTCGGAATATACCTGTTAGGGAGATACATAAGCTCAGTAGCCACACGTATAGCAATATGAGTAAGAAAATCTTTATCTTCAAGATCAGCATCCTCCCTATGAACCATAAAAAAATGCGGTATAAAGTTATCTCTAATGAATTGATATTTAGGCATACTACTATTCAAAAAGTCTAAATACCAAAACATTTCCTCAGTCCTCCTGCAATCAGGCACTATAATACCACGTTCACTTTCCTTATCAAAAAGAAGATCATCGAGGGCTTTCTCAATCCAATAATTTGCCCCATAAAGATGTTTTTGTGATTCACCGTAACTGATGATTCCAGTTCGGTGTAATTCTTTGAAAGTTCGATCCTCATTGCCTTTATCATATTTGATACCAATGGAATCATAATACTCTTTTTTTACTGCATCCGCAAAACTGATTATATCATATTTATCATATGACATTTCATTAATCATTTCAGATACAGTGTCTTTCCCCGTATTCTTAAATCCAGAAAGGAAGATAACGTTTCTCTTCTTCATATAATTAAATTTAATTTATAATATTTCAAAGATAAGTAAAATTTCTGACAATACCAAATATAAATCAACGTTTTTATGGGCAAGCAGTACCCCTCGTTCCTAAAGTTGCAGAACTAACACCAACGGTAACATGATAACCGTTACCCATCGAATTTGAGAAAGTTCCACTAAATGCTGTTGATGATTCATTATTGAAAGTCTTTCCGGTTTGTGTATCAGTTTCAATCAATGCATTTGATCGGTTATATAGTTTAAAGGTGACTGTAGCATTTGTGGCTGATACAAGATATTGAGAAGTATAGTATTGCCCTTTAAGCCTTACGGTCATAGACCAAGAGGTACCAGCCGTAACCGAAACTGAACTATCGTCATTACATTTTGTGCTAGACGCGCTAATAGCCGTGTGCATTCCCGTTACTGGCGCTGGGGTGATGTTTACTGGGCTTCCTTGGAAATAAGGAGGTACATCTTCCCAAAATGACAATTTTGTATATCCACCAGATATTGCGGTGCCAAGAGTAAGAAGTCTAGTTCCAGAGATATCAGATATATATGTATCTACATAAGGAGCTGTAATCGGAACACCCGTAATTGTCTTGAGCTGTTGGCTAGAAGCCTTACTTGTAGCTGTTCTTATATGACCAGCTAGAGAGCTTGTACCCCAACCAAGGGTCTGTATATCAGTCTTCGCGGGACTGGTTCCGGCTGTTCTAGCGGCACTTGTTGTGTAGAATTTAGAGCAAATTCTTAAAGCTGACGTTGAGTATGCATTACTTAATGCGTCAAGAACGTTCATATTATAAACATAAGAAACAAGAACTACAGTAGCGGTAGAACTTGTGTATTTCTGTTCAAAATCATCTGCACCCTTCGGTATCCCAGTTGAGGTTGTGCTATGATTATATAACCTGAAGTCACCTAATCTATAATTGCTTGTCCCATAATCTACTTGACAGACCTTATTAGTATCTGTCTTCAAATGCCAAGGGCCGTAGAATGAGAATCTATTCTGACCAGTCACTTCACACACATCTTTCACGCTTAAATTGCTTGTAATGTAAAATGGTGAGCCAAGTTCTACGTTAGCTTTTATTGGCGTTATGTTTGTTGATGCCAATGCCATATCTTATCTATTTTCAAGTTGAACTATTCTTTCATTCAGAACTTTTATTGCTTCCACTAAGACGGGGATAAGCTTCTCTGGTTTAGTAGTAAGGAAATTCTTTCCAGACTTAGAATTACCATATTCGTCATGATCAAATGGCGCGGGCGCAACCGCCTCGACCATAGCTTTCTGTAAGCTCTGTGCAATAAAGCCTGTCTCTGATTTTCTACTTGGTTTAAACCCATATGATTCTACATCATCTCTCCAGTCGAACGTAACGCCTTCGGTTTTGTAGAGTATGCCAATCGGGTCTTTAATAACCTGTATATTTGTCTTGAGTCTGCGGTCTGAAGCGTATGATGTAATCTCAGCGCTGGAATATAGATTACCCGTGAATCTTCCAGTACCATTAACATCGAGCTTGTAACTTGGATTACGCTCATTGATACCCACCTTACCTCCACCATTAACCAACACAACATCATCAGTTGCATAATGATTAATACTTACATATGCCCCATCACTATCCATTATTAAATATGCTGAATCTCCACCACCAGATGCTACAATAGTAGGGTTGGAATATGCTCTACCAAGAACTAAGGCTGGGTCTGCATTAGGTACAATGTGCAGTTTTCCATCTGGACTAGTTGTTCCAATACCAACATTACCGCCATTTATAGTCATATAAGTACTCGCAGCATTTCCCCAACTTTGAACATTATCTTGAGGGTCACGCTCCCACCAAGTCTTGGCTGTTGTAGGTGTTGCAAATTCACTATCAACTCTAATACCATCCCTTAAGCGTTGTGTATACCAATTTACTCCAGTAGCATCTCTGACACTAAATAATTGTTGGTGCATAGCGTTACCACCGTTACCTCCTACTGAATGAAGGATGACATAGTCACCTGCCGTACCACCTAAAAGAGTAGCAT